ATGTTCGCACTGGTTTTGTTTGTCTGTTATCTGGATGGCGGTTGCGAAGATATCGTAGTGGATGTTTACGATACAGAGCGGCAGTGCCTGTATTATATGGACGATCAACGGATTCGTCAGGGCGGCTGCTTTCCGGTTGAGGATTTTATCGATGGATTCTGGGCGCCCGCCCGGCAATACAGCGACTTTTAATCACTGTAGTTGTACCAGCGTTAACTCGCCGCCGAATACCGCTCCCGTGTCGATGTAGTGCAGATTGTCGCTGTCAACGCGTTGACGCAGCGGCGTATGACCAAACCAGAAATGGTCAGCGCCGGCGATGGCGGTCCCTTCTCCCGCAAGATGCGCACTCAGTCGCGCGCGTCGCCACAACACCTCCGTAAGGTTAACTGGCTTTTGCCACTGATAAACGTCTTCCGGGTAATCGGCGTGGGCGACCACATGGGTCACCTCGTGGCAATGCAGCTCCAGGATCCACGGCAGATGCTGGCAATATTCCAGTGCCTGCATGGCCTGATGCCGTTTCTGCTCAGGCAACGCCGTAAACCAGCCACCGCCATTCATCGTCCACAACGACCACTGTGACGTGTGCAAAGCATCTATCGCCATCTGCTCATGGTTCCCTCTGACTGCCACCATCCAGCGCTTATGCAGCAACTGCAGGCAGCGCAAACTGTCAGGGCCGCGATCGATGAGATCGCCCACAGAGACCAGTAAATCCTGCCAGGGATCAAAGCGACAGGCCCGCAACTTTGCCATCAGCAGCGCAAAACAGCCGTGGATATCCCCGACCACCCAGATGTGCCGCCACTGCGCCCCCTCGATCATTTGGTAGCTTTTTTCAGGCTGTTTCATGAGCGTTTTGTCCTCAGTCACGCCCTAACAAAAATTTAACAATAGCAGCAAAAAACGCTGGACGTTTATGCCCGGGTGTGGGTATGGTTTACTCAGAATGGTCAGTGCGAAACGCCATTAGGCTCAGGAAAAGCACCCGTTCTACAGATAAAAAGAGACCGAATACGATTCCTGTTTATGGCTCAACCTGAATTATCTTTTACGTTACAGTAAGTTAGCTTCAAAAAACCCACAAAACATACATTTCAATGCTTACCATTACAATCATTCAAGATCAAACACTTATCATGTATTTCGAGTCACGTTCGGGAAATTTTCGGGATCGCATTTGATCCACGAAAGCCATCACAAAACAGCGTTCACATTATTAGTGATTTTTGCTTTGTGATGACTTTGTTACATCACCGGGCAATCATCAAACTCACCTGAGCGAGCATCGTTGATGATGTATAGACCGTGGATAAAAGAAAACCCGCCATTTGGCGGGTTAGTCATCAGATATGATTCGTATGTAATGCGATGCGGCCACCAGAGTATGAATCTGGCTTGCTCTTGCTGTGCATAAAGATCGTGAATCGTACTCGCGCGACCAGTGGCAGAGCCAATTTTCCAGATCCTCTACCGAGTAATCTTTACGCGCCAAACCTTCTGCCATAGTCACAACTTCATCGCTCGGAGCTGTGAGTTCATACCCGTTAAGCAATAGAAAAACGTAACCAGCCATCATGGCGGTCCGTTTGTTAGCATTTGCGAATGGATGATTTTGGATAAGGCTTTCGATCAGCACAGCAGACAGGCGAAACATGTCGTCTGTCTGCTCGTAATATCTAATGGTGCTTGGCCTGGATTGTGAAGAGCTGAGATTGTTAGGATTCAGTACAGCTATAGGCTCGTTAGGGGTCTGCGTCTCGATCAGCGCCTTGTTGATGTAAACAATATCTTCAAATGAAAGATAGTTAACCCCTTCAGCGTGCTCTGCCATCCTGCACTCAGACCTTAGAAAGCTCTTCCATCGCCTTTTCGTAGCGTGCAAAACCAAACTCAAAGGCATTCTTTACCTGCTCGGTATGTGAACATGCTTCGCTGATCGCTGCGCGAGGTTTCGCCACCGTGGATTTGTCACGAGGCGGAATGTACAAGCGATCTGCCTTTTTTAATGCGTGACCCATGGATAGTTCCTCTTGTTACACTTAGGCAGTGCTGATTGAAAAATAGCTTGTGCTATTGGTGCCAGTCTAATACCAGAGGTGTTAGCTGGTCAACATCATGTTGACTCATATCTATTCATTTCAACTCGTAGCGCATCGGCAAAAAACCCGCAGTTAAGCGGGTTTGTATTATGTGAATCTGGTTTACAGCCTGACGCTATGACACGCCTTGTCCCTTAATCCTGTGTAGGAGGCGATTTCTTTCAGCGCCCAACTCTGCTCTGCCATAATGGTACGCAGGGCTTTTATCTCCGTCCTTGCTTCCTCAACGTCATAACCGGCTTTTGTCAGAGCATCAAGCAAGCGATAGGCCGGGCTGCAATCGACAAGAGCGTTTCGGTCAAGAGACACAGTGTCTCCGCTCTGCTGGCGAATAATTGCATATGGCGCGTTTTCTGCGAACCAGGACATCGGGAAACTGATATCCAGTTTCGGCGCGGGTAGTTCTTCCTGCTTACCGAGGAACTCACCTTCCAAAGGTACTCGCGCCGCAATCGAGAGCGCCTCAGTAAACTGGTCGCCGCTGATTTCTTTGTAACTGCAACCAAAGTGAGATTTCATGGAAGACCACATGGTGATCATCGCTTTGGCCTGATTCTCTTTCGGTAGCGCTTTATCCTTAACTCATCATCTATCCTGCAAACCAGCAGAGAACCATCACACGGCGTTAGCGAGCTATCCACGACCAGCAAGGCACCGTTCATGATGCCTTCTCGCCAGTATGTTTGCCCTGCCCTCATGAAGTATGTAGATGCTGGATGCTCAATAAATTTCTCGTCTAGCGATATGCGATGGTCAATGTAGTCCGCTGCCGGAGAAGGGAAGCCCATAGTTACCTCTATCTACTATTGACACTGGATAAAAATACAGTATATATACTGTATATCCAACCAGTAAAGGGAGAGGGTAAAAATGTTTGTTGAGCTGGTTTATGACAAGAGAAACGTTGCCGGGTTGCCAGGTGCAAGTAACATCATTCTGGCCGAATTGACGAAGCGAGTGCACCGGATTTTTCCCGGTGCTGAGGTGAGGGTAAAGCCAATGCAGGCTAACGCCTTAAACAGCGACTGCACAAAAACTGAGAAAGAACGGCTGAATCGCATGCTTGAGGAAATGTTTGAAGAGTCTGACATGTGGCTGGTTTCAGATTAAACGCATTGATTTGTCATATTGCATATGTAGAATCCGCGGCGACTGACTATCATTCAATACTCGCACTATCGGACGTTCGTCAGTCTGCCGCAACCTACTCTTGCATACGGTGTGGTTGCGGCAACCTCCGGCTTTTAATTCTGGCTTTCCTGTTCTGATTTTTGTGTATTTTTATCATTTTCCCCGGATTTTTCCTGTACCATCCCCTCAAGTACGGACACCCTTTTACTGAGCACCTGAATTGCACATAGCGCATCAAGAAGCAGGGGGTTATTATCCAGTACAATACGCTCACGGGTATTACCGTCGTCGTCTATGGGCTCGTATGTGCGCTTCACGTATGACGGGTCAATAGTTTCAATTTGCTGTGCAATAACTCCTCTCCGCGTTCTCTCCTTCTCATCATCGTTAAACACGAATGTGACCAGCTCCATTGCCTCAATGTTCTGAAGCGACTGAACGCCATCATACGGCTCGATTTCGTGTTTGTAATTACGGTCTGACGTACCGCTAAGAGCTATCGTTCCAGAAGTCGTCGGAAGATAAACCACAACCTGGTTGGCTGCTGAACTCCCATCACCAAAGCGGCGCGCGTAGTACGTGTTTGCACCATTAGCATCATTAACAAACAGTATGGTTTTGCCAATTACCGCACCATTCGCTCCGGATGACATTAATGAGAAATTAGGGATACCGTTGGTAATTTTAAAGTTCGCATTAAAATTCTGATTTTCCGACCACGTATTCTCTGTTGACATAAGAGGAATGTTTTCACCAGACGTTCCGGTATTTCTGGTGGATGCAGTTCCAAGCCCTAAGTTTTCACGAGCGCCTGACGCATTTTTCGAGCCAGTTCCGCCTTGAGCAATACTGAGTGCAGTAGTAAGGCCAGATAAACTGGTGATATCACTGTTTGCACCTTTGCTTGCCTTATCGGCAACACTGTTAATCAGTTTCTTCGCAGAGGGTCCTGTTGTCTGGCTGTTATCCGGCAGGGTCATGGTGACATCGCCTTCAGCAGTAAAAAACTGCTGCCAGTTCTGCTTGTCATAGTTGAGTCCACGCAACGCTTCAGTGCTCTGCGCCACCAGCGCTGCTGTGACCATATTAAGGGTGACGCGGGGAACGGCAGACCAGGCCGCGCCGGATTGCGTCGGCCCGGTGTAGTTGCTGACCAGCGTCAGCGAGGTGTTACTGTTAACCGTCTTAACTGGGAGCGTGTATGGGACCCCGCCGACGGTAACAACGATAAAATCACCGGCGGCCAGCTCAGTTGAAAAGGCAGTTCCGCTGCCAGTTACAGTGGCAGAGTTATTCGTCAGGGTTAATGTTCCTGCGGACATGAGTGTCTCCTGAAATACAATTGATCGTTAAAAGTGATCAATTAATGCAAATTGATCTGTTAAATCTATTTTCAGATAAATAAACGTGCTAATAAGATGAAACGGTGACCATTTAATCCAACACAAAAGGAATAATAATGAAAATCATTTACCTTCCGGTTATTTCCATATTCCTGACCATCTTTATTTCTGGATGCGCCAGCAACACCCCTCCGGTATGTTACAACGAAGCAATCATCATGAAGAACAGGGTTTCTATTCCAGTATTTGGCATCAGAAAACCACTTAAAACGACAGAATATCTTTCTGGCGGGTATTTTGCCTGGCAGTGGATGCCGCAGGAATCGTTCACTGACACATCAATTTGTGATAAACACGTGCTTACTGAGTGACGGTTAGCTTCCGAGCGAATAAGTGTAGTAATTATCGTAATTACTGCACTCTATATACATAACCTTTGTTCCCACAACCCACCCCTTGGGTAATGGTATTCCTACGTTACCCAGAAATGATTGATAAACCTCCGTGTTATTCGTCCTCCACTTACCATTAGAGCCTATTCCTGCACCAGAGCATCCATAGTTCTGGAAACCATATTCAGGAACTGTTGGGTCTTGTGGAATGTATATAAAGTTTGTTATTCCTGTCGTTACTGCTAATGGATAATCTGATTCTACATAGCTCTGGTTAATGAATTTGGCATCCAGCGGAAGGCAATTACTATGCCATACCATTACTCCGTCTTTGTAAAGATAGAATCCATTCTTTGGTATTGGCGGAAGCTTTCTTGAAAATACATAAGCCCGGGTAGGAAATTGATTGTTTGCTGCTGCCGTAAACTGCATCTTATAAGTTCCGGTCTCAAGCAGAGTAAAATGCGATCTACTGCAAGCGCCTCCTTGATTATTTCTATTGCGCATAAAAATAATCACCCCATCACCCACCGCCACTCCGGTATCTACGGTTCTGGCTCCAGGTTCAATATCTATTACCGCGCTTAACACAAAGGGCGTAAAGTCTGGTGCTAACTTAATTGTCCTCTGGTTATTTGGATAAGTATATAAAGCAAATCCTGAATAACCACTATTTGCTCCCTGCCTGGCTGTTGCAGTCACAACCAGTCTCAAAGGAACGTCCGTGTCCCATGTTAAGGTTGTTCCAGATATTGAAGCGTCTATGGTACTCTGCGTATTTGTTGGGGCTAAGGTGCTATTCATTCCAACAACGGAGAGATCGAAGCCAGAGGTGCTATAGGTTTTACTTCCTGTGCCAGAAACTGTCAGAAAGTCTATGACATATGTGAAGCTCATCGCATTGGCGGCATCAAATGACGTACCTTCAATAAACATTTGCATTATAAAGGCGCCCCCATAACTGCCAATGGCCTGCCCTGAGAGTCATATTGAACAATTCTGATATTTGTAATGCTTAACCTCCCTTGTCCAGATACTGCACCATTCACTTCAAACGTACCGTCTGATTTCATGATCGTCCCTGTCTGTCCCGCTACGTAATTAGCTGAATACCATGAACCAACTTTCGCTAACGTGAACTGCCCGTATTGAATAAACCCTTCGCTGATAAATACTTGTCCATTAACTATCGCAAATGGAGAATAAACATTACTTCCTGAACCGGACATAACAACAAACTGGTTTGCATTTACAGCTACACGCGTGTTAACTGATGTCCCATTAATAGTTACAGCTACCGATAACCCGGCATCATAATTTTGACCGTTATATTTAATCCCGGTTTTCATGGTATAGATAGCCGAGCCACCTGACGCATCAGTGTAAGCGGTCATTTTTTCCTGAATCGCTGCCTCTGTGCCCTCAAACTGAGCAGCAACATCAGTTTCAAGTTTCGCAACAGATTTTTCAGCATCAGCGGCAACTTTTGACGCCTGAATAATGCCAGCCTTGTTTTCGCCGTACTGCGCCCACTGCTGGTTTACGTTATCGTAATCAGCCAGGGTGTTCTGAAGAATAGCCTCCAGGCTTGTTTCCAGTTGCCCCATCAATGCCTTACCGTCTTCGGAAGACATAAAATTAGCACTGATGTCGCCCAGGTATTCATCAGCCTGAGAACTCGTTTCCCCCATCACCCAGTCCGTCCACTCACCGACATTACCAATGCGGTCAACAAGACGTGCCCGATACCACTGACGGACTCCTGCCGGCATCATTCCGTGCTGATAATTTGATGTTGGATAAGGAACCAGAGACAGTAAAACAGGGTTAGCATGGTCATCCGTAGTTGAACGCTGGAGTTCTGTATACGCTGTATCGCCTGAATCGACAGGAAAACTCCAGTTAATTTTTATGTTCCAGACAACGTCATCAGTAGCGGTAAGGCCAACGGGTTTCGGGACTTCCCCCTGACGGCCTTTGAGGTGCGTCAGCGCAGATGTCGCCCACAGGCTTGACGCACCTCCTGAGTTGATAGCGCGAACCCGAACCAGATAATCGCCGTCGAAGATGCCCGGCACTTCGATATTACGCAGCCCGGTCTCCGGCACGTTAACCCATTCATTGTCGCCACGCTTCCACTGCACGCGGTATGCCACAACATCCGCCTGAAGCTTACCCTCTTTATCAACCGGCGCATCCCATGACGCTACCAGCGTTGCCACACGCTGCCCCTGCTGTACCGCATCATAACCGGACACAACAATATTCGTGGGCTGACTCACAATGCCTGTTGGTATCAGGCTAATCGGCGGCGTGTCCAGGCGAGCGTTGTTATCGACAGCATCATATTTCGATGCGTTGTACTCTGCCCCGGTGATTGTGAAGGTGTTTTCTTCATCATTGAATTTCAGGTTGGTGACGCGGAAGTATTGTAGGCGCAACTGCCCGGCATCAATAACGAATACGGCATCCGGCGCGGGCGCAGCAGTGAATGGTGTTGCCACCACCAATTGCGTGCCGTTTACGGCCTGAATAACGCGGTTTTCAACAGTGCCGCCCTGCGTGCGGATCATCAGCGTATCGCCAGCTACCGCACTGGTTCCACGGTCTGTGGTGACCGCCTTAAGTACTGCATCGTAAGCCGTCACTCGACCGCCGTAGACGCGGCCGGACAGACGCTCATCCGCAAAAGCAAACACCGTACCGGGGATATAAGCAAAACCATCAAGCCCGGTCGTAAGCGTAATCATGCGGTCGAGTGAGTTCGAGTATACAGCCCATCCTCCGCGCCGCTGCGCCTCACTCTCACGCGTACATCCGATAGCGGTCAGTTGCGTCTGTTTAAACTTAAACTGCTTCACCAGTTCAGGGAACATGACCGCTGTGGTTCTGTCCTGGTAGTGATTACCCGGATCGCTGAAGTTAACCAGTGCACTTGAATACCGGTTCTTCTCGCTGCCGCTGGAGTAGACTGGCTTCCCGACAACTGATGCTCGCGTAAGGATTTGCAGCTTTGATGTATCGGCGGGCATATCCGAGACAACATTGAACATGTTGTTGCCCCAGAACGTCATACCGTTGAACCCGGCGGCAATGTCTTTAATCACCTGCCACGCATCGGCCTGAGACTGAATATACACATCAAAAATGAAACGTGGTTCAGTACCGCTACCGCCAAGACCATCAGGAACCTTCTGATCACAACGCTGGGCTATCCGGTAGAGTTCCCACTTGTCCAGCATTTCCGGTGTCACACGGCGTCCCAGACCAAAACGCGGTTCGGTCAGCACATCAAACCAGATCCACGCGGGGTTATTCGACCACGCCCACTTAAAGGTCCCATCCCATGTACCGGAATATGTGCGGTTTATCGGATCGTAGTTCTGCGGAACGCGGATCACCCGGCCTTTAGGCTTGCACGCAATCTTCGGAATGTTGTTAAACGATTTAGCGTTAAACGACACATACAGCAGTGCGGTATGCGGATAGCGCAGCCTGGCATCAATAACCTCGGTAATGGCCTGCACCTGCGTTTTATTCTGAAGCATCTGACTGTTGCTGTCGTCTGTGTCGCGAACAACCCGCACCTGCCATCCCGTATTTGCTTTTGGCAGGTTAATTCGGTGCGTCAACTCGTACAAAGAACTCAGCTTCTCTGTCACGGTTTTAGTCATAACGGTGCTGTAAGCACCGCCATCTATGGAAATATCAATGTGGTATGAAACTGTCGCGCCATTAATATCACCATTATTCTCCTGCTTCTGAAGTCCGGGAATACCAATACGCACCAGAACAGCGTCAAGTTGAGTATTGCTGATCGCCCTGACCCATGGAGTGGCTTTTGTCAGCGATACGCCAACATTGATTTCATTTTCAACAGCAGGAAAGCCGGGAATTGGTGTTTGAGTTTGAGTCCCCGGTCGGAAGTCCCAGGAGACGTTTTCGAAGTTCATGCTGCCATCAGCATTACCCAAAGGAGTGCCATCCAGAAAAATACGGGTAGCATCCAGCCCACCAGCAAATTCACCCTCTCCTAACGCCAGCAGCATCCGGCAGCGTGCCATAGACTGCGCCGAGTCTGGTTGTTCAACAGGTGTATGCTGTTTCTGGCTGCCGCCTTTTGCACCAGTAATCATTGCCATATTGCGCCCATAAAAAAACCGCCGAAGCGGGTCATTAATCGTCTGTAATATAAATTCCCACCTCAGTGGTCTACCACCAGCGGATAGCACCAATCAGGCTCGACAGTCCAAACAGGAAGAACACTGTCCATATTAAAAGGAATTTCCAGTTGGGTAATTTTTCGCCCATCTCTCGCAACTCCCGTATCAGTTTGCTAAAATCAATCACATGTTCCTCGTTAGTCCGATAACGCTGGAAAGCAGAAGGCCACGCATCGCTTGCAACGATCGGGGCCTTCGGTTTTTGAATATAAAAAAGCCTCAGCGAGTGCTAAGGCTTTAGGGGGATATGGCTAGCCCACTTGATTGGGCCGCCTATGCGCTAATGTTATTTTATGCGCCACATACGGTACTGTCCGGCGGCACCTGTTTCTGTTTGATACTCTTGATAAGCGCCATCAGCTATGAGGTCTATTGATTTTCTCCAAGCGGTGAAGGCACATTTAAATCTTACAGATAATGTGTGCTCTCCATTCGGCACGTAAAAATCTACATATTGATTTTGCTGCAATCCTGCAACTTCTTTTTCATCAACTTTAAGAACCAAGGGGCACTCTTTACCAAGCGCCGCACCTGATATTTGGTTTAATCTATGGACACGAATCTTAGTATTTCCATTTTGAGGATCTAAGAGTGAATGTTCATAAACATCGTCCGTTGCCACAAATTTATTTGATGCACATCCAGAGATCACAATAACAACTAGAATTAATAATTTTTTCATATCACTCTCAGTCCAATAATCTAGAAGCCATTTGCTCAATATCATCCCCATAAGCCGCCATGAACTTACAAAATGGCTCGCCATCCTCACCGATCATGTGATAACAGATATTTATCCATTCTTTTTTCTCAGCATAACTAATTTTCAAACTGTTGAGATGCTTAATAAACAAAAGAAATCGCATATAATCACCACCATCAGCAGGAACTTGACCAATATCTGAAGCCATAGTTCCCATAGGCATTTCATCGATATCTATATCCATTTCGCGCCATGATTTAGTTATGGGTGACCATATCCCCTGCCATGTTTCGCTTATTAATTTTGGTAATTTCCAACTAGCCGATTTTTCAATCCTACCATGTTGCTGAAGAATTCTTGCTGGTGTCCTCATTTGCATCGTTGCGCTGAATTTGTAGCCAGTTATGAACTCACCTAACGGTTCAGTGGCAATGTCCTTGTCTATCTTTTGCTTTTCAGAAAGATCTTTAAATGGTGAATAAGACTTGATAATAAATACAGGCGGGGATTCCTCCGAACCAACCGTTTTCTGGTGGAGCCAAATGACGATCCTTTTTTTGGTGATTGCCTCAAGCCTCATTTGGTACTCAATGGAGTTTATTTCTCCCATTTTCTTTTCAAGATGTGATCTTTGCTGTTCTGTTCTTTGCCTTCTTTTTTCATTAAAGACAGAAAAATCAATTTCAGAAGAGGATTGAGGTGATGGAAATAAAACTTCACGGTTACCGCTAACCCCCTGCACAGATATCACCTCAAGGAATTCCAGCATTTCAACAATTCTTGTGGCACGATTATACCCGATTCTAAAGTGTCTCTGAATCGCAGATATAGAGGAAATTCTCCCCATAATAACGAAAGATATCGCCTCTTCAAGCAACGGGTCTTCACTTTCTTCCATTGTATCCCCCCCATCAGTAAAAGATGGGATTAATCCTAGCATCCATCCGCGAGTAAATCAGCCAAATAAGTCAGATATCCTCAGCAACAATTCCCGCACTAATAATGGCTCCGCCAATCTCGCGTTCACCATACAGAACTGGTACAGGGTTCCCCATTGCCAACGAGTTAACGGCACCACCGAACGCGTATGAGGGTTTGTTGTCTACGTCTTCACGCCCCTGTAACCCTTTAGGTTGCGGTGAAAGCATCTGGTAAACACCGCCAGCCATCATACCAATCCCGGCAGTAACCATCCCTGTACCAATGACTCCACCAATACCTGTCCATGATGTTAATACACCAACAACAGCCCCAACGACAACCAATACAGCACCTAATATGGTTTGAAAAACGCCAGCCTTCTTAGCTCCCTCCATTATTGGCGCAATTCGGATATCGCTGTCGCCCGCCAGATTTTTATAATCGTCCACTCCAATATTGCGCTTGCCACGAAACACTGCGAACACCATGCCGTTCTTTTTGGCATTCATCAGGTACTCTTCAAGCCCGTCAAAGTTCACGCACAGAGCCTTCACCGCCTCTGCTGACGTTTGCACCGCCAGCTTATGTACGCGACCAAATTTCGCGCCCAGCACGCCATAAAGACGAATGGTTGTTAAACGCGCCATGGTTTTATCTCCTGTCCAAGGTCTTTATGACGAACGCAGATCATCGTCCGGTCTTTGAAGTATCCGCGTGAATACGGGGTAACGCATGAGGGCTGACCGTAAAGGTGGTGGAGCAATTCACCTTCTTCGGTGATGATGCCCGCATGGTTCCACTTATCGGACTCCACCTGCATGATTACCATGCAGCCGGGCACCGGGTCACATTCAATAAATCCTTCTTTCTGCCAGTTGTCGAAATAGAGGTTGTCCGGGTACTGACTTTCCCACCACGGATAATCGACGCGAAAATCGTTCAGCGTGATGCCCTGGGTAGCGTGCCAGTCCATGATCAGCCCCCAGCAATCGTGAGAGCCAAGGATAAACGGACGTCCAATAAGGGGGATCTCGTCCGGGGTGATTTCGACATACTCATCGCAGTCAGGAGCGTAAATTCCCCAGACCACCCCAGAGTTATTGCATTGCTGGCGGTCCAGGTCTGACGGAATGGGTCTGGCGCCGTCGCCCGGATGTGAGTGAATGACGCGGATAATGGTTCCGACATCCTCAGCATTCGCCCAGTGTTCACCATCAATGCGGAAATGCTCTGTCGGTTTTTCGTGGGTATTCGGCACGGGGATATAGCGCTGACGGCGACCAGACTGGATAACGAAGCCGCAGCACTCGCGCGGAGATTCCTCCAGCGCATGCGCCCGGATAGCAGCCATAATAGTTTTGTTCATTGGTATTTCCGTTTATCGGGAGAATAGAACCGTTGCGGGGAAACCGCCGAAATCAAGAATTGCAGTATTTGGTTCAGCAAGACCTGCCCCGAACCGTTTACGGCAGTCACCCATGCAACCACTACAAACATCCAGCGCGGGATCTGCCACCGGGTTTCCTTTTGCATCAAAGTAGGCAGTGCCGTTGTATGTACACCCATCCCCACTACGGTACTGCCCACGTAGCGCCCATTCACAAAGCGAGGTGATTTGTCGGGTGGGGATCACAAGATTCTGCAAATCGGCTGGGCTACTGAGCGCCCAGGTAACCACCTCATCGTATTCAGAGGTTTTGGTATCAAGCCAGAAGGTCTGAAGCTTGAACATTGTAGAATCAGCTGTCGGGTTTACTCCACCCGGGTAATTCACGGCATCAAGATAAACTGCGTAGGTGTCGATAATGCTCACCTTGGCGTTAACCATGTCCCTAAATTGCAGGCACAGCGCCGTGATATGACCATCAAGATTAGAGACGCTGAGTGTCGGCTCCGCCGCCTGGTCTGTTGAAAGCTCCAGCCCTCCCACCTGAAACGGCCAGAAATCATAGATATTGCCACCGAAGACGATTGGTTTTGGGCCGAGTTTATCTTCATCCCCATTTGCCGCGTCAATCTCATCGGGGGTATGAGGGAACGGTGCATAATGGAAGCGGTGAACGCCACCACTGAATTCTGTCGCATCAACCTCTATCAGGCGGACTCTACCGCCGGGAGCAAGTTTAGCGGCCTGATCAATATAAGCCATTACGCGTATACTCCGTATGCCAGTTTGATAGTGAACGTCAGTTCTGCAACGTTACTGCTTAACTGGTTTTTTCTCACTGAGTCAGCGACAACCCGGTAAAGCCCTTTTTCCTCACCTGGTGGCGTGATGATGAAGGCTTTGACAATATGCCTCAGCAGAAATGCACGGATCTCGTTGACCTCAATATCCTTGCCGACATGCTTCATCGGCACCTTGATAGCCGTCGAGTTGATACCGTTCTCAGCCACCTGCTCATATCCGTCACCAAACTGTGCCGCACGCACCGTCTGGCTATATTCAATCGCGCCTGCGCCGAGTTGCGAGCGCCAGTTGTATGTTTCAACTGCCATATCGGCTCCATAAAAAAAGCCGCACAAGGCGGCTACTGATCATTTGTCAGGATGTTACTGATTTACATACCTGGTTATGGTTGATGCTCAGCCCGTCAGTGGTGGGACACTGGCGCACTCAGGTAAGGAGGGATGGCTGATTACCTCTGTTTAAGGAATCAAAAATGAAAACAACAATTGAATATGTCAATAAAACTATTAGCATGAATTCCGATGCAAGCACCTCTAAACATATCGTCGATGAATTGAACGACATAAAATTCATCATGCTAGTTATTGCCTGTAAACTCGGTGAGGATGAAAGGAAGGATATAATTAGCGCACTTTCTTCTATCCAATCACCAAGAATAGGTGAATGGCTGAAAACCTTTCGAGAGTTTACTGGCGATTAATAGTTAACTTAAGGTTATATTCCGCTGAAACATTTTTTCCAGCGGCCTGTTTCTGGGCCGCATATATAACACCGCCCGGACGAATGGCTCTTTTGATCATTTCCCCGCTGAGATTTCGCACCAACTCACTAAATTCTTCGTTTGCCTTTTGCTCTGTCTTAATGCTCGCCAGTTCTTTCTCCAGCGATTCAACTCGTTGTCCTAAAGTCATAATCATCCTCTGCCTTTCGGCTTATTGCGCAATTAAAATATCGACAAAATGACACCAGTCGCGACTTACAGCCCCTTGCTGAAGTTATAAATCATGCCGCCTGGCTTAAGGTGCTTCTGGACAACCATGGTTGCTGCATTCTGCATCTCGTCAGCGAGTGCCCGCCCCATGGCATCACCTGAACTACTGGTCTGCGCGGAAGCGTTGCCATTAGCTTCAACATTTACGATAGTGTTGATTACTGGCGCAGAGCCACCTGCCCCCGAGCCACTGTTTAAGCCATACATTGGTGCGCGACCAACGAACCCACCGTCAGCATAGCCTTGCGCGTTACGCATTAGGGCATAAAGATTACCGACACCCAATGCAGACGTTGCTTCTTTGGTGAATACGAACTCCCCCCCGTGTACAACGCCTTTTGGCTCGTATTTTCCTCCGTCACCTGTATATCCGCCAGAATCAAACCCAACATTTGCCGCCGCTGACGTGTATGCGCCTGATGGAGTATTCCCCCCTCCGCTCGCGCTTCCGGTAATCCATCCCATTGCCGCCTGCACGGCATAGGCCACCAGCAATCTGTTGATAATCTCAACAATCATTTTGAGAATGGATGCCGCAAACTGTTTGAATGATGCTGTTCCAGTCGTGACAAGGCTGGTCATCATGTCGGAAATACCACCGAGGGCAGTTTGTGCTGCCTGCGATACTGATGAATAAACGTTCTGTGCCGTCTGTAGGTATTCATTCAAACCGTTAATCGCACCTGCCCGCCAGTTCTGTTCAAGCTCATCCTGCGCCTCATAGGTTTTGCGCATTTCAGCAAGCGCTTTAGCCTGCGCTGCCGGATTTAGGCTATATTCTTCCCTAATGCGGTTTGTCTCTGATTCACGCTGAGAATCGCGGGACGACGCACCAGTGGCAAGCATGGCTACTTCAGCCCGCTTTGCTTCCTGTTGACGTCGTAATTTCAGCGCATTATCCATCAGACTGTTAAGTTTTTCCTGAACCACAATCTGATCACCAAGCTCTGCCTTTTGCCTTGCTAACGCCAGAACCTGATTTTTGCTTGAAAGTAGCGATCGCTCCTGCTTTGACAACTGACGTGTTCTGGCAGCCTCATCCAGAACCTGAAATTTTGCCTCGGTTTCCCATAACTCCTTACGCTGCTGGCTGATTTTATCATTGACGTCTTTATGCTGCTGAAGGACCTTCAGTTGCGCCTGAAGTGCCAGTAACTCTCCTTGTGCCGACTCTTCTGCCCTGTCACCTGATGGTACGCTGTATCCTTTCCCTGTCTTGTTTTTACTGCTATATGCAGCGACTTCCTCACGGTCCTTTTGTGTTATAGCCGCACCCGTCTTGCTGGCTGTTTTGAGGTAATCGTCTGCGCTCTTATTCGCTTTATCCCATTCCTTGCCGAGATCTGTCACGCTTTTCGCGTAGGCATCAGCCATGCCCTGGTTATAATCCTGCCAACCTTGCAGAGTGTCGGTCTTGGCCCACTCAGGTATAAGGTCAATCGCGCTGGCTATTGATTGGGAGATAATCTGGTTAAGCTTTTGAAAAACAGTTGCGACACTGTAATAAATGGCATTGAACTCTTTAATTGTGTTAACGGTTAACTCAGCCACCCACTGCCCGATACTATTCATCGTATCAAGCGCCCACGATTTAACATCAAGCCATAATCTACCAAATGGTGATAATGCGTTGTAAGCCTGTTCACCGCGTTGATCCATCGTCGCACCGAAAATATCCATAGCCTTGGTTACGGCCTCTGTTTCTTTCTTCTGCTTAACAAGTTGGTCAATGCTTTTTAGCTGGGAAAGTGTCAAAAAATTATATTTTTCGTTCAGGCTCTGTAAGGCTTTTACCGGATCTTTCTCGATATCTTTATATGCCTTAACCATATCATCAGCAGAGACAAGCCCTGTCTGTACTGCCAGCGCTGTCGATTTTGCAGCCTTATCTAACTGCTCACCAGTCATAGCACCAGTGTCAATTAGTTTCGTCATTAACTCAGTAACGGTGCTAATGGATGTCCCTGTCTCCGATGAAATGCTTTGTGCTGATACCATCACATCGCTGGCGGTAGTATTTGCCAGATTGCCGGTACGGATCAGTGCAAAATTGATTTGTTCCAGAGTATCGAAATAATCTATCCCTGCTTTTGTAGCAAGCAACATGCCACCAGCTAACCCACCCACTGCGAGACGTGCTGGCGTAATCAACGATGTTACCGCCTTAAGCGCATTACCAATACCCCCGAAGGAGTCGCGGATCTGTCCCCCCTGCTGTATAGCAACCATATAAACCGGCATACCTGACGCGAGAGAGGTCACTACGTCGGTGATTTGCATCGGTAACTGGCGCATCGCCATGCGGTACTGGCCTGCACTGATTTCACCGCGCTTCCAGGCATTTTCCTGCTCACGTAGCTTTGCAATGAACGGAGCTGACTGGTCCGCCACCCCCAACTGAGCAGCCTTCATCTCAAGGATTTCGGAGCGAGTTTTACCTACAACTGATGCCTGTTCTTGCAGAGATGTAACGAACGATTCCCCAGCCTGGGCTGCACGACGAGTGGCGCCCTCCTGATCTAACAGTGCGCGGCCTTCTTCTGTTAAGGAAAGCTGGGTACGCTGGAGTTTGTTCCTGGTGTCGTCCAGAATAGCGCCATAATCGCGAAACTGATCAGTGGGCAACAGTCCTTTTTTGTTCGCCTGCGCCAGTTGAGCGTAGATCTTATCAAGCTCTTCAAATGCTTTATTGGTCGGATTTATGCGGTTAAGCAGGTTCTGTAATTCCTGCTGCTGCTCTTTCAGACTCTGGTTGTGCTGCTTTCCAGACTGAGTACCGGCCCGAAACGCACTGTTAAGATCATCCGCCTTGTGCGCAGCGCCCGCCGCTGTTGCCTGGAATTTATCAAGCTCCTGATTCCCCTTCTCCAGTTCACTGGTATTTACTTTCAGGGTGATCGTTGCAATATCAGACATTCGGTATCTCCGGGTATAAAAAACCCGCCGGAGCGGGATATTTCAGTGTTGTTTAAAGTCCAGGTAGATACATCTGGACTTCATCCGCTACACGATCTCTGGCGGCATAAAGCAATTTTTTGCGCCCACCAACTCCCCACCAGGCCATCTGGCTGGCACACTGGCTAATCGCTTTTGTTTCGGTGTTAATCACATGGTCGATTTTGTTGAGGCGAGACATGGCACTAATGCCAAGGCGAACCACGGTTCGGAATACCTCATACACCTCAATTTCAAACTCTGGTTTTATCCAGGCGGCATAACGGATGGCCAGAAGTTCGACGCCCCAAGCCCCACTTTGATCACCGCCTTTTATTACTCTAAGGGGTTGATTTTGTTCCGAAGCACTTTTTAGTGCTTTGGATTTGAGGGCCTTTACGAAACGTTTGATCTGGGCGCTGCGGAGGAAAACGCTGGGTCTTTGTGATTCTGTGGCGTTACCTTCAGCCACCGCTGCGGCGTGGAGATCATTAAGATTGTAACGCCCTTCGTTATCGACACGAACGGATACGCCGTTTACAGATACGGTTGGATAGTGCATGAGGTTTACCTATAGAAAGTGAGCCTGTCACACAGAGATAGCCGCCCCAGAGTACAACTAACTCTCAGGCTCGCTTTCTGTAGGCTCTAGGATTATAACGTGCGCGTGTGAAGCGCGTTGGGTTTATTGCTGGTATAAGAAAGCCCGGACAGGGCCGGGCGATTAAGTTTGATTTTTGTGGATGGTTCGGAGAGCTGCGGCCTCCATTACCCTCACATCCTGTAAAGCGCCTGCCTCGTCGTCGATACCGTGAATCTTCATCATCCAGGGCAAGACGTTATAGTCCAGCCCGGTTACCCCGCCGACACCAGTTCTCCATTGTGTAAACATGTCTCTGAAAATGCAGAATGCTGACCACACATCAGGGAGAACGTCGATTTCAACATCGTCCAGATCGTCCAGGGTCATGCTGAATGCAGCTAATTCTTCAGCAGAGGGTTCAGGCGTAAAACACGCCTCGGCAAGCGCTATCAGTTTTTTTCGCGGACGGCGTACAACTCTTTCGTGTAAGCGGAAACGATGGAGTCAAAGGCACGAGGATAATTCTCAAGCAGCAACGCAAGATTATCCCGGTTGCATTCACTGTCGATATTCCAGCTTTCAATAATTTCAGCCAGATAATCCAGGGGGGCATCCGCCTGTTCTGCGCTGCCATCCACCAGATCAGCGGCACGCTTCAATGCATCTTCCATGTCTTTAAGCTGCTTTCGCGTTTTGTGACGGACGGTCAGATTAACCTGCCCATCGTCTTCACCTGGACGCGGAATGCTCACCGAAAGTTTAAAAGTTGGTTTCGGGGTAAGCGTAAATTTTGTAGCCATAATAAAAATCCTTGAAGCCCCTTACGGGGCTGGAAAGTGAATAGTTAGCTGCCTGGCGCGGTGTTTTCGTCTTTGTAGAAGGTGGTGCCTTTTGACTGCACGGCAAAAGCTACGGTGACAGTTTCAATCTGGTTAACAACAGGGTTTGGCTCACCAGAGAAGGAAGGCACCACCGACCAGTAACGGGTTTCTTTTGCTTTCGGCACATACATGTAAACAGCGAGAGTGTCGCCAGCCAGATCCGCCTCTTTTAGCACCGGGTAGAACGGCTGGTCTGAGTCATGGGCGACCGTATAAGTTTGCGTCTTTGCAGATTTGTACGTTGGCAGGCTTCGCTGCGTATCATCTTCCATAAACTGGAACTGATAATATTGCTGCTCGCCACCAGAAGCGGCAACTTCAGTGATTTGAGGGATCTGCACCCAATCAGCAGACTCAACCACCCTGAGAGAACCAGAGCCAGACCCGGTCGGGAAAATTTTGGCGTTTGAAGTGTTTACTCCACCGATAGTTGCCTGCGAACCAGAAACCGCAGTTACTTTCCCGACCAGATTATCCAGCGCGGTCCATGATGAACTTAGCAGAACGACATCGCCTACTTCGACTGTGCCGCCACTAAGGGTTAAAACAGCGTTTGCTGCGTTAGAAATATCCGTGATAGTAATCGGGTCACCTGAAGCAGGCGCGACAAATACTGTTGCGCCGTTTGGTAGATGGAAGGCCATCTTATACCTCGCATATAAAAAACCGGCATTTAGCCGGTTGTGTGGTTATGACAAACGTAATTGATTAAGTGCTGATATCCGCACGGTAGTTAAAACTTACGGGAACAGTGTATGAAACGGGTGTCGGGACTCCGCGAAATATGCCGGGCGTGCTGCTAATCCAGCAGGTAAAGCCGCCGCCTTCGATCTCCAGCCCTTCAGGAAACAACTCAGCCACCTGACTTGCCAGCGCGGAGACATCTGCCCGACCAGTTCCGGCCGGAGCAACAACGTTGATTTGGTAAACACCTGAGTAAGTCCGGCAACGCAGACCGAGATCGATAGTGCGCGGAGTTGCGGGCATGTCGTGAACAGCAAGGTATATCTCGTTAGCAGGAGGGGTAAACGGCACATTTTCCCATGCAACCTGAATACCTTCAGCATCAGCCCATTCACCAATCCTTGCGGCGAGTGCCGCCGCAATATCGGGGATCACTTGGTCACCTCCCTTGTAGCTTCTTCAAAATATCGTTGAAATTCAGCGGCGGTGACGCGGATCATTCCGCCCGGTGCCTGTGTGGAATGCCCCATTTCAAGCGGGTATGCATAGGGCACGTTATTGCAGAAATAAATGGCCTTCATCCCCACTTTGAACAATGACAGTGTGTAGTTCCCGGCTGCTTTTGTCAGATTGCCGGTTTTATCTACTCTCCCTGTCTCATCAGTTGTCGGAGCATCAAACGATACCTGCCAGTTACCGCGAAAACGGCCGCCCGTATACTTTGGTGGGGCTTTCAAAGCGTAGGTATCTTTAAGGCGCTGCTGTCCCATCCTGCGAATTTTCCCACCTTCTCGCCCGGGGTCGTTGTTATAGGCTTCAACAAAAAGATTATGCGTCTCACGCGCATAGACGTTGTGCTGATTGACAATCCACAACTCCGGGTTACCAACTGGCGACATCATTACAAGTTGATCAAGTATTTTAATGCCAACCGAGCGCACCACTGCTTCTTGATTCGCTTTCGCCTTATTGACGAATGCTGTGATTTCAGCGAGGAATGCCGCGTTCTCTCCCATGCTACGCCCTCAACTGCGCTTTGTAGCAGAGCACCAGCGAGGCAGGCTTTGCCGGGTTGGGTTTAACAACTCGGTGGGCTGTGCCATCAATATCGACCACGTCGCCGATTTTAATTTCCTGCTCTGCGGTAAAGACGATTCGAACATCACCGTTTACGATAACCGTTCCGTCTATCTCACCGGGTGCGTATTCCGTTTTAACCCCGATCGCAGTGAACGGAACATCATCCGTTTTATGCTCGACACCACCGATAACAGTCACGGAGCCTTTACGGATTACGCTGTATTCCGTGCCGTTTTGCCTAAGCATGCGGGTCGCTGTCGCCTGCATGCGCTGATAGTCAATAGCCATTACACCCGCTCCGCAAAAGTATTAATGGCATAACCTCGTCCACCAGCCAGATCGCCGAGAATAGCCACTACAGCCGGATAAGACGGCGTAAACACCTCACCATCGGCGACCGCATAGGTCATGGTGACTGCGCCTTCCACACGTTCGGTTTTTACTGCGGCTTCACGGACACTTGAAAGCAGATCACCATCAATAGCCTCGACTGCCAGCATGGTTTGAGCAGTGATGACCTGTCTTGGCACTTCATCTGCGGGGAAGTCATAACCATCAGTTACGACGTTCACGCGCGGCCACGCCAATGGCTGACGCGGATCAGCTTTAAGACCCACCCAATCAAGACCTTCCAGATAGTCCATCGCCTTAATTAGCAAAGGGCCGATTTTTTCTGGTAATTCAATACCTCGAATCTCAGCGAAGGCGACTAAATCACCCTCACTGGCATAGCTATTAAAACCGGGGGTTGTAGGGTCGGTGATAATCATGATGTCCTCAATGTCGGGAATATTGCCAGCCTCCACGCGCGGCGGCGCTCTGTTCGTGGCGCTGCGTCGGGATGGCGCTCTACAGGTTCGCCATCCGCATGATCAACCAGCGAATAGCACGGGTAAATCACCTCGCCGCCATAAGCATCACCAACGGCATAATCAGCTGGTTTTCTGTTGTCCCACCGGGACAGCACACGCTCAATGTGATGCTGTGGGACGCTGTAGCAAACGCCATGTATCAATCGCGGCAACGTGATGTAATTGGTACGCGTCTTGTCGGCTTCTATCAACCGCTCTGCTATCTGTGACTGATACTGTGGTGGTCGGCCAGTGCCAAGATAAAAACTGATTAGATGATCTGGATATTCGTCTATCCATTGGCGGAAACCGTCAACCGATTCGGACAGTGGCAACGCATCATCTTCGATGATCACAACTCGACAATCCTGCTTTGAAGCCCATTCAAGCGCGCGGCGATGATTCCAGGCCGCGCCATTGTCCCCGCTATCAATTAGCAGAACTGCACTCAATAATTCAGCCAGACACAACGCCTGCTTGTACCTTGAGTGGTGTCCGACAACCACAAACTTCACTTGTGTTTCCACCAGGCGTACTCCTTACCGATACCTTCAGACTTGAACACTGTGTGGATGCGCGGGCCGGTTACTATCCGATCGCCGAAAGACTTCGCCACTATGCCGAATGCCAGCATGTCACCCACAGCTGCGCCAGCCTGTTCTTTATTCCAGAACCGATAACTCTCAATCCGGTAGTAAAGACGGATGATGCCGTGAGCAAAGGCCATTACATCAGCGCGCGTCCCGCCCAGCAGCCCGGCGTTAAGCATCACATCGTTGCGGTGCTGTTCGATAAACTCCTGATAGATGCGCTCAGGATGATTCTGTTTTGCCCAGGCGTCAGCGTAAGTTTTTGGTTCGGAGCCGACATAAACCTTGCCGGGTTCCATCTCATCCCACGGCGCGCAAAGCATTTCGACATCAGTTCCATCAGTACACCAGACGAAGCGGTATTCAGGATGATCGCGCAGGTACTGCCAGATGTGCAGCCAGCGCCGGAAATAGACGTTCATCGCGACATCTGGAACTGTCACCAGTTGAGCACCATCAGGAGCGGCGGTTAGCTGATCGGCCAGCACTACGGCATCGGCACCCCGGATTGATTTGGCCCAGGTGGTCAGCGCCGCCGGGTCAGGCTGCATTCGGCTACCGCGCTGCGGGTCCGGTTGGCTCGTCAGTAATGTTGTGATTACAACGTCGCGCTGGCACCGGTATTCGACATAGCCGGTATATCCCGTATCGCGCCGCTCGTTGTGGATTTTCACATTACGTTCCACCAGCGCTTTCCGGTCTGCCGTTGGTACTGAACGGTCTACGGCTTCATGCTCATCGAGCGAATGAATCAACTTATCTGAGCCGATTACATCGGCATAAGCCCACGTCGTCAGCCCGGCGTTATGGATGCGCAGGGCAAGGTCGCTGTGTTCGTACATGCCGCGCCCGTAAATCCAGTCGAAGCCACCGAAATGAACGATAGCGCTGCGGTGGTAATACAGCATCACGCCACGCTGTCCCGTGTACGCCACATGCTTATCGTCGCTATAAAGCACAGCGAGATCGTTAAGCTTGCGCGGCCCGGCAAGGTCGAGAAACTGGTAAGCCAGGTGCGGCTCTGGTGATTCGATATAAGGAAGATGCCAGCCATCGGCAATCGGCCATGCGTCATCGTCCCACAAGAAAAGGTGTTCGCATCCGGCATCCATCAGCACGGTCAGGCTGGCGTTCTTCGAAGCAACAATGCCGAGTGATGTTTCCTGGCGAACCAGTTGCACACCAGCAGGAACTACGGCCGCAGGCTTTGATCCGTCATCGACAACAACCACCAGCGCGCCAGCAGGTAAAAACTTCATGTGCTGAGTCAGGGCGCGGTTCAGAACGTCAGCACGATTGTGCGTTGAGATTGCTATTCCGATACGGGCAGAAGAATTGCAGACAGGCGCATACGGGACATTATCAATAATGACCTGCATATTTTCTCCAGGAGGAAAACTACTGACGTTTGATGATGACTTTCCCGAAAAGCGTTTGCCGCTTCACTTCGCCGTTTTCTGTTGCCACGTAACCACGCTCATCGAGAACCGCCGAGATCACTTCACCTTTCTCATCGTCAGCGGTGTAAACGCGTTTAACCTCTACGCCGTCGAGATAGACTGTATATCGTTCAACACCGGGATTAATCTTCCTGCCTGGATCGCCATCTAATACAGTGAGACGCATATGACCTCCAGCTATTTAAAACCCAAGAAGGCGACGGAGTTTACCGTTACTTCTGAAATCTCTTTCTACCGCCGCTAAAGCCTGCTGTACGCCTTCGCCAGCGGCGTTCTTCATAGCATCGCGCAAACGCTCAACCTCTTCGTTAGCTGCCAGAGCATTCCGCAGAATTTCTTCGATGTTGTCATCAATACCAGGTTTAACTTCGAACTTATCGGTACTGATGGTTACCTTGTTCTGCACAGGCTTATCATTGCAAACACCATAGTTGATGTTGTAGATAATGGTCACTGCCTGAGGCGCTTCGGGTTCCGCAGCGTAAATTTCACCACCAATGAATGCGTCATTGATGAATACTTTACCGCTGCGATCAATTTTGAACCCGTTGCCAAATTGTGTGTTTGCCAGGTGGTTAACGGCAAACTCCTGCCCTTCCGCTGTCAGGAAGGTGAAGTGGTTTTCTTTCTGGTATTCCGTCGCTGTGTGTCTGGTTTCAGCAAAGCCCAACTCGCGGAGTTCGGCGGCACCGGATTTCGATGGCAGGTCACCGGGTAGCAACGCCCCACGGTAAAACAGCGCATAGAGCACGTCAGTAGCTGCGCCAGATAGCGTAATGATTTTGTTGCTCATGATACGTTTCCTTTTAGATGTGAGCCTGTCCACCAGAACGCAGCCCGAGAGAGGTCGCCACCTGTACGGCGTTCTCAGGCTCACTTTCTGAAAGACTCTCGTTGGTTAGGCGCGGTGGTCGCGCAATAAAAAAGGGGCCGAAGCCCCTGGTGATTAGCTGCCGCCGCCGAGCTGAATCAACACCCCCGCAGTGGATTTGTTGCTGGTGAAGTGTTTCTTCCAGTTCCCCTGCGTGCCAATGGCGGTAAGGTCCGGGTTTTCGCCTTTGGTGGTGTCCCAGCTGTACCCCAGCAGTTCGACGTTCACCGTACCTTCAGCACGATAGCCGATTGCGAGGTTTTCCTGGTCGTTGATGTCATAGGAGCGGAACCCCGGGGCCTGAGACTCAGTTACTGATACAGCACCGGCCACCAGCCCCAGAATTGCATCAACAGGCATCGTATCGGTTACCAGAACCGGTTTACCCAGCGTACCTGGCTGACCGCCGTACACGACCACGCCTGCTTCTTCGTAGATTTTGTTGTCGATTGCCTGATCAACAATATCGAAGTAGGTAGTGGAGTGCATGACGAACAGAGAAACGCGGTTGAACTTATCACCGTAGGTGCGCAGGCCGCGAGTCAGCGTTTTCTTGCCGTCAGTGGCAATGTCAGCCGTCACGACCATATCAGCGTTGGCACCGATAGCGGCAATCAGCCCCTGAAGCGCGTACTTGATGTAGCCCTCCAGTGTCGCGTCAGCCACATCGACACCGATCACCTCAGAAAACTCGCTCACATCACGCCCGCGACGCTTGAACGCTTCTTCCGTAGTTTCGTACGGACCATATTTCCACGGTGCTTTTACGCTGACGGACTCGCCCGCGCCGATTTTTTTACCCGTTACCGGGTCAGTAGAGTTAACGTCACGCGCTTCGATAGAACCGCCGACTTTATAGAAAGCGCGCTTACGGAAATCACCTTCGATCAGTTCGTTATCGAGAATGATTGCACCATTAGACGCCTGGTTAAAAACATCCAGATTATCCTGACGGCGCTCCAGAAACGCAGTTTGCGCGAGATCGTCATAAATAATCAGATCAGTATTAACGGTCGTAGCCATTGTTGTTCCTTACTTTGGTAACCTGAGGAAGGCCTGTTGTCCGTGTTTACGGATGTAGGCTGTTTTATCGGCCGATGTCATTTCAGAGCGTTTAAGAGCGCCGCTTCCCTGCTGCTTATGACCACCTGCATCCGTGCCTTCAGCGCGGGGGAACAGGTGCGGCGCGGATTCTTTCAGGGATTCCGCCCACTCAGCAGGGCTTAACGGGGTCTTGCCGTCTTTGCCGAACAGAACATCACCGTTTGCATCAACAGCTACGGCCTCGCCTTCGTCGTTGAGCTGGAATGTGCCTTTGGCACGGAGGATCAGGTCGTCGGACGCTTCAGGCAGCGCGCCGACGGTTGCAGCCGCCGCGCGAATTGCATCAGCCAGCACCCGATCCCGGAATTTGTTGGAGAACGCTTCGGCTTTATCTGCGCGCTCGTTAGCAGCTTTGATTTTCTTATCAACGTCAGCGCGTAAACGTTCAGTACGCTTGTTCAGCACCTCATCAATTTTTCCATCGGCGATCAGCTTTGCTTCTTCATCGTCGGAAAAACGTTGCAGAATGCTGCGTACAGCGTCAGGGTCGATGCCGTCAAAACGTTTGAGGGATTCGGTGGACTCCTTGAGCTTTCCGAGCAGTTCAGTATTTTTGTTTTTCAGCCCTGACACCTGAGCTGATACCTGCTCATCAATCAGCTTCTGAATTTCTGGCGTAATTTCTGGTGCGCCGCCACCGCCACCGCCGCCACCTTCACCGCCTTCACCACCGGCCGCCGAATAATATTTGATGAGCATGTTACGAATAAGCATATTGTCCCCTTGGGATATTCAGTGTGGGCCTGGCCCAATAAAAAAGGCCGCCCGGAGGCAGCCTGTTGTGAGTTTGATTGAAGATAAGGAGTGGTTTCGTTAACTCAGTGCGAATCGTTAACGCATCCGTCTTTTAAACCAGCACGGTATCCGCGCTGAAATGTAGAGAGTTGCTTCTCTTGCGCGATGTGCGCATGCCCGCTTTTTACCGTTAGTATTTCCCAGCACAATTTCAGCCGGTTAATTAATGTTAGTTTCATAAACCCGCCTCTCTGAATGCCTGTTCGTCACGTTCCCGCAACTGCGCCAGCGTCAGCCATTCGCCTTTATCGGTGTAGAACTCATCAGGAGACATGCCACCATCACGGACAAGTCGCGCGCGTTTCTCACCAACGATCTGCTTTTGTCGATCGAACGACTGGCGCGAGAACCATTCCTGATAAGTTGTATCACCGGCAACCTGTCCGTCCATGCTGGCGCGAGTACCTGGCGGAATATCGCGAACATCAATACCGAGTTCTTCGGCTGATTTGAGGATGTAAGTTTCGGTGCTCCGGCAACAGAAGTGGATGCGCCCCGGGCCGGACAGATACGGAACCTTGTGACCAATCGGCTTACCTTCGAGCGTGTATTTCAGCCTGTCCCGTATGCGGCATTGCGCCGTTGTGCGATTGTCCAGGGTGGAAAGCCACTGCTTACCCTTCATCAGGTCGTTATTGGCGTCAGCAAAGCTGTTACGCGCCGTCGCCGCAAGATGCCCCACTGCCGTTTTCGCGATACTGGCGGCATTGGCGCGACTCATCTGTAACGCGCCATCCTGATAGCCGCGATTAGCGTGACCGCGAACCTTGCGCGCTATCTGCTCTGTCGTATCGCCCAGCAAAAAGCCCTGTCGCACTGTATTGCTGATGCGGTTTAGGCGATCCGCTTCGAGATTTGACGCCCATTCGCTGAGTAATCGCCCCTGAAAGGGTTTCGCCATCGCTGCGGCATACAGCGCGTCAGGAGAGATACCCACCAGAGGATGAGCGTCGGTCACAAAATCAGGCAGCAGAGAATCAAACAGGCTCAACTGATACCCCGCCTCATGTTGCGCCAGGTCGTTCAGTTCTTCGGACAACCCTTGCAGCATTGACTGAATCGCCTGATGGTTCACTGCCCTGACGCTGGCGAGTAATGCCTGAAGGCGCGTTACAGTGAAACTGTCTGCATCAAGACCATCCATCGCCACCAGTAATCGTGCTGTCAACTCAGCATCACTTTCGTTGAGCAGCTTCACCATCCTGTTGGCAACGCCGGTACTGTAACGACTAATCCAGATAGCGTGCGCTATGGACTCGTCACGCAGTTGCTCGTTAACCGTCGCCATTACCGCCTCCGATCAACGTTGGCTCCTGATTGCGGATTGTGTCGATTACATCTTCAACGCTGTCAGCGGGGTCTATGATGTCCAGTTTCTGCAACGCGCGTACCATATCGGAATCACGAATTGCGCCGGACTGCCATGCCGCAACAATAGCTGTGACTATCCCTGACTCAGCCACTCTGGCGATAAATTCCTGACTGATAACGAATGTCGGTGTTTCATTTTTCACACCAAGATAGCGCGCGCACCACGCGAGAACTCGGCCATAGGCTTCAGTGACGTTCGCTGCACAGATACCCAGAACAGAAGTCGATGCCGTCTGCTCTCCGGTAGCTTGCGTGGCTGTCTTGACAGCAGAATTCTGCTCAATTAACCGGGCGCCAAGCTGCACCATATAATCACGCTTGCTGTCCATTGCCTCTTTAGCGAGGGTGTTGGGCTGCGCCTGTGCGTAGGTGAACCCGCCTTTCTCTGGTAGCAAAAGTGGTGACCGGGAGCCGACTTTAATACCCTGTTTTTGCAACCAGTCTCGCCATTCCGTACCCAATCCTGTGATTACCGGCTGCACCTGACCGCAGAAGAACACACTGTCCTCATAGTCAGCGGAATTCCGGTAATGACCCAGATTAATTTCTGTCAGCGCTGCAAGTGGGGATTCATCAATTGTCGGATCGTTATTTTGCGCACCAACAAACGTAAACGGAATTTCATTCCAGTATTTTTCCCCTTTGGGCTTAGGCCAATATTCGGAATCGATTTCATACGCCCCGGATTGCGTATCACCCGACCTGCGCCAGACCCGGCAAACGAATTTTCCCTCCTCCAGCGCCAGTTCACGATACTGGATGCGTTCCTGAAATCCGTAACCGTCAGGCTCTTCAATACACTCGCGCAGCACCACCAGCACTAGCTGATCGCGTCCGTTAATCCTTTCCGTGCGCCAGTTGATGATATTCTCTGCCAGATAGCGGAGAATAATGGCTTCATCACTGGCGCTGGCGTAATCAACGTAAAGCCCGTCACGGGCCGCCTCAAGAACATTTTCAAGCACCTGCTGCGCCTGCTGGTAGATACTTGTCCCGGCACCATCAGCATTGTTCTGAACGTAAGTGAGCTTTTCCGGTGCGGTCAGAGTCGGGTCTTTACGAAAGGCAAGGCCCATCAGGCCGATTTTCGTATTCCCCGTTACCGCATAGAAAACTGCTCTTTCAATGTACGCCTCATTGCGTTTTTTGTTTCGCGCTGATTTATCGGAGGGATCGAGATACGGGAGATACGCGTTCCCGTCAGCCTTAACGGCATCCGCCCCCTTACAAACATCGCGAATTTTTTTCCACACGGGCATTGCCGCCCCGACCTCAGGACGGACAAAGGTAATGTCGTTATTAGCCATCAGAATGTTGTGTCCAGTGAGATGGAGAAAGCGGGCTTCGGAGGATTGTGCAGAACTGCATAACGAGTTCCGTCCCAGTCGTGGTCTTCCTGCTGTGTATCAACGTCATCAGGGTTTTTGCTGTCGCGGACGAGTACAGGAATACGGCTTATCCAGCCACGGCAGTAATCAAAAACATAAAACGCGGGTTTTTCTGGTATCCCGGATTCCAGTTTTTTGCCTTCGACAACCGCCTCCAGCATGTCAGCGAACAACGCGGCACCATTAACGCGAGAACCGGGCTTTTTGTTGGCCTCAACCCATTTAACACCCTGCACTTCCATTTTCTGAGCGATTGAAAGTTCATCATCGCCAGTGTTGTAGATCGCGCTATCGGCCGGGCCGGGAACAACCTTTTTGCAGATGCCCGGCATGATGTTGAGTTGTCCCTGAGTGACACCATCGAGTTTTATCTCGTCAGGTTCGTCAACTTCCTGGCCTGTTAGCCGCTTATCAATCCACGCGACGCCTTTTGCGACGTTGGTAGATGACATGTTCAGCCCTTTATTCAGTTCGTCAGGCGGGCAACCGTACCACTCGCCAATCAGAATCAGAGACCCGGCGGGCGGGCAGAATTGACGCCCATCCGGCAGCATCGCGACAGTGCCATCCGTACGCGCCCACCAGAGGTTAGAAAACGGTTTCGACTCCCCCCAGTCATGGGATCGGTCAACAGTCCAGCTATCCGGTATACGAAACGGTTTAATGACATGCAGTGATTCATTCCACAGATGGTCAAAGCGACCGCCGCTGGTCACATCCCATGAGCCCTCTACCCACGCCTTGCGACGGTTCGGGTCTTTAATTGCCATCAGCGTTGCAATGTACTGCGGATCGAGATACGGGTTCTCTTTGAAAGAACCGTGTATCGCGACGCGGGTTAACGTGATCTCTTCTTCCCGCTCGGTTTGAGGGTTGAACACTAATTGCTTGTGACGCTGTACAGTTCCGCGCGGTGCCGGTTCGATAAATCGTTTTTTTACCCAGGTATGACCAATGCCAAATGGGTTTGTCGTGCTGAATACTTCGAGTGGGATCGGTTTTAGCAACGATCCATCTTTTCGCGGATAGTCTTCAGGCCGGAACGATGAGCGGCGACACGAAAACATTGCTTCGTAGAAATCTGAGTTAGGTTGTTTGGTCAGCTCGTTAAAGCCGATAAACGGAAATTCCTGTCCGTGGAAGTTCCAGTAATCATCAGCTTCGCTTCCGAACCGGAACAGCAGTTCTTCACCAGTAGGCCACACCCATCGCAATTCACTCGCAGACCGAAGAAAATTTGCCCCGTCGCCGAACAGGTTATACATACGCTTCGACTGCGTGATGATGTCTGCAAGGTTTTTATACTCAGTGTCAAAAATGACACCGCGCCAGAATGAACCATAACCGACACCGACATTACGGCGAAAACGCGCCAACTGCGCAGCGGTTTTGCCTGGTCCACGTGTTCCCTCGTAGAGGATCTCATTACATGGGCAACTCAGCGAAAGAGACTGTGATCCGGGCAGAGGCTTCCATACAGCCTTGTAATTCATCCACCAAGAACCTCATTTTGTTGTTTCTGCGCAGCAGCTTCCCATTCGTCAACGTTGTCACAGGATGGAACGGGCATAACGTTGTGAGTGGATATAACGTTCTGTTCAACCTTCTGCTTGTTGGTATAAACGTCACCGACCTCTTTCGCAGCCTGTTCGAGAAGCTGGGCCGTCATGCCGAGGTTTTTCATGTTCTCGGCGGTCACAGACATTCGTTGCAGTACGCGAAGCCGATAAGCCTTATTAGCGATCGGGATTTCTGCAATTTCCGTCTGGAAGCGCTCGCGGGTTTCGTTGAAAAGTTCGACCCACTTTTTTGCAAGCGTCTTACCGCTGACCTTCGTAGGATCGTGAGATTCAGCCTGTTGCCGGGTTATATTGATCCCGAATTCTTTTTGGACAGCCTCGACGACCTGCGATGGCGTGTCATAACACGCAAGCGACTGAATGATGAAGGCTTTCACATCAGGTTTTAATGCAGCCATAAATCACCATTCGTCTTATACAGTCCAGTATTTAAGCCAGTTTCAACATGCACGTCCCGCACGCTCTGGCGATGTTAAGTTTTGCCACCTCTGCAGGTTGATTGGCTGCGTCCACCAGTTCTTGCACGTCGGCGCTAGCACCATATCGACGGACCACGCCAACGAACTCTTCAACATCGTGACCACGCATACACAATTTCGGCAGGCCGGAGTCACGGTAGAACTTCGGGGAGCCGTATTCATCGGTCTCCTGCGCTATGTGGTAAAGCTCATGCTCTACCAAAGCGCAGAACTCGAGGTCACTGCATTGTGAGCAGTAGTCGGCTGCCAGCGTGATGATGAACTTCGGGATGCGCCCGAACCATTCATGCATCTGCTGTTCCATTCTTGCTTTCTGCCAACCACCGGCACGGAGCATTACCTGTTCGGCCTGACCAAGAACATATCGCCCTTTTTTCGCGAACGATTCTGAAGCCCACATAAAGCACAAATCTGCTTCAATTAAATGGGCGTGGTCAGGATTATGTATGCTTCCGCTATCGCTGAGGATTTGTCGGCTTATCCACTCATGCGCTTCATTGGCGGGAATTAATCTGGTGTAGGGCTGCCAGTTATCGGGGCCAATGAAATTAACTGGTGGAAGTGGCCTGCGCTCGTCTTCGTTCACCATGAGTTAATCCTGTTTGAAATGCGGCAGAAATGCCGTGAACATTCTGTCGAGCAGATAGCAGTAGGTTTCGTTTGCCGCTCCAGTGTCGATTGTCACACCAACATCATTGCAGCAGTAAAACGTTGCGTGTGCGCATTCGTGAACCAGTGTGGCGGCATTGTTATCAAACACACCTACCAGATAAAGATTCTCACCGGTTTCATCATTGACGAATTGCCGACACATGCCGTTGAACATGCTTACATCAGCCAGGGAAACACCAAGCGCTTTTTCTGCCTGCTGCCATTCTTCTTTTGACCGGCACAGATACACATTCGCACAGTGAAACAACGGAACGAAAAAGCGCGGTAACTTAGGCCATTTTGTTTTTGCCATTTTTATTAGCTCAGTATTTCATTATCGAAGCCCCTCAGTGAAGAGCTTCTGTAATGCTTAATGCGCGAGCGCCTGATTGCTATTCGAATCCATCACTGATTCGTAAATCCGCTCACACGTCATTCCGGCGCGGTAGCGTTCGTCAGCGATTCCAGCATAACGTTTAGCTTCTGCTGCAATATCTCCGAGCATGTCGGCGAGCATTCTGGCGTCGGAGTCGGTTGTTTTGCTTCTGACGGTAGCGGCAAGATCTGCGGTGTGCTTTGCGGCGTCCAGGCGGGTAGCGAGTTTTGTTGCTTCGGTGCGCAGCTGGCTAACAGTGGCAGACAGGCCAGCAGCAGTGGCAGCAGATTTAGCGGCTTGTGCTTGTGCATCTTTTACAGCCTCATCACGGGCAATAATACGCCCTTGTTCAATCATGCGGGCGGCGGTCTGCGCGTTTGCTGTTTGCGATGATTCCGCGCTATCACGTTCCGCCCACTTCTTTTCCCAACCGCGGCTGCTCCAGACATTTCCGCCGATGAATGCGACGGATACCAGCGATATCAGAGCCAGTGGCTTCCAGTACTTCTCAAGAATGACTGTCATGACAGGAACACTTCACGCTCAGCCTTGCGGCGTTTCGTGAGCCCTGGCATTTCTTTTCCACCTGCTTTATTCCAGCGGAGAAACTCATCAGCAGCACCTTTGATATCGCCTGCATTAAGCTTTTTCAGTAGCGTGGATGTTGATAGCGCCCGCGATCCGACGTTGTAAGCGAACGAGACCAGCGCATCGAACTGACCCTGCGTCAGTTTTACTCTGACAACCTTCAGCACGTCATTCTCATAACCCACCAGCCCCGTTTTTAGCAGCCGATCAGCAGTAACCTCGTCAATCGTCATCCCCGGTCTTACGGGCTTGCCGTCTACCGGGTGAGTCCAGCCGTATCCGATGGTCCACGGATCGCCACCAGTACCGGGGTCAGGATATGCAGTGAGCCTACAGCCTTCGAACTGCTTAATCAGGCGAATACCCTTTTCACTGGTGATCATCGTTCACTCCTGCCCGTTTTTTAAGTGCGCTGATGGCGATTTCGCGCAGCTTGTCTACGCCGACGAATCCAATCACACCACCGACGAACGGTGATATCGATACAGGAAGGCCAACCACGTCAAGTGCGCTGGTGATGCATAAAGAAAGGGCGCCACAAAGGACGCCCTCAAGCCATTTATTTTTTCGTGTTGCCCCGTCATATATCAGGCGACCATAAGCAATGAGTCCGGCCATTGACGCCCCCAGAATCTGGGGCCACGCATTTTTGAGTCCGGTCAAAACCGCAGCCCAGAATTCAGGGTTCTTGTCATTCATTTTCATAGCCTCACCTCGCATAGTTAGCGGGTGCTGTTTGTAGTAAGGGTCAGGCTTCACGGGCTGGATTTATCAACAAAGCTCGTAGCGGATGATTCCCGTGAGGCCTGAAATAGAAAAGGCCGCCCGTAGGCAGCCCTAAATGCAGAAAACCCCGCCGGAGCGAGGTTCTTAATTCTTGTAACGTCACAGGCGTAATAACCCATCGTTGGAACCAGGTTAGCCATTTTCCGTTAATTTTGCAATAGCTAAATTATGCTGGTCATCGAGTCACGTTTCCCAGAACCTTTTCTGCATAGGATTCCTCAATGTGGCAATGCTCCACCAGCCGATCGAAGAACTGTTTATAATTGTAGCGCCATACCATTTCTGTTATTCCCAGCGCCTTAAAAATCTCGGTATCTTTCAGGCGTGGATAACCTCTTCCCTTGCATCTCGGGCATTTTTTATAAACCGGTAAGCCCTGCAACTCTGATTTTTTCTTGTCGAGAATTTCTCCGCGCCCCCGGCAACGACATTCATTTTTCACATGGCCTTTTCCCTCGCACTCCTTACAAACTACGCGCACTTGCTCGCGTACTAACCTCCACGCCTCCCAGTCTGATGGGGAAATACCTTTCGTATCTTTCACCCATTTTGGAGGCTTACCATCCGGGTAAGTAACCTTGTTCGTGAAAACCTCAGCATCAATAAATTTCTGTCCGTGGCAATCCGGGCAAGTGATCAGACTGGCCGCGCTGAGGGAATAATCGCGAAACACATAACGCGCCACAGTATCGAGAAATTTTGAGCGCTCATTCTCTTCCATTTTTCTAAGTTTCCCGTGACGTTCTGCGCGTTGCTCTGCCAGTTGTTTGATGTAGGCGATGATATTGTCCGAAGATAAAACCCCGGCTTTTGCCAGATACAATTCAATACCCGCAGCAGCCTTTGCAGTAAGTAGCCCGAGGGACGCCATTACGTCAGTAATAGTCAGCGTATCTGCTGAAATACCGCATGGAACAGCGCCGGGCACCATGGATTTAGGCGAAAAATATTTTGGTAAGGACTCAAGCTTCATTTCGATGCTCCCGTTTTGCTTCAATGCGGATGTAATTACGAAGGATGCGGTATGCCACCGGAAAAGATCCCCGGTAGCGATAAATACGGAGACGCAGCCAGCGCCAGCGAAGAGACTCAATAACCTCAGGCTTCACTTTGCCTCCTCGATGATGATCTGCCCTTTCTCGCCCCAGATTTTGGTAACCCGACCATCCCAGACGTGACTATCTTCATCAAACACTGCATCCAGCAGCGCCTTTTCGAGATTGTCCTTGTCTGGTTTCTGCTGATGTGGCCTCCCGGCGTGTTGGGCTCGCTTCTTCTTGCTCCAGCTTTGGGGCATGGGGATAACGAATGTGATGTGATAACCAGCTTCCGGCAACTCGATGCCCAGCAGACGAACCTGCGCTTTGTATGACCAGTACGCCACTGTCGCTGGCCGTTTGTGCCATCTGTCGCGCTGAGTCATTCTGGGCTTGCCGATCGGCGTGATGTCGTAGACTGTCATGATTTTATGAGGCCCTCCTTCAACCAGATAACCTGAGTTCGGGCCATCCCCTCCAGCGCGCACTCCTTTGCATATTCCGCATCGACCAGACGGGTACGGCGATCAATCTCGTCGTGGCAGCTACTGCATGCGATGGTGGCAATCAGGTCAGGCGGCTTGATTCCGGTCCCACAGAGGCCAACAAGTCGAATGTGAGCCAGTACTGAGGTTTCAGGGTTGCCATTGCATACGCCGGGGATCCGCACCTGACATTCGCGGCCGCGTGCGGCTTTGCATAAATTAGCCATGCGTCCTCCGCGCCGCGAGACGCAGCCATTTCTGATCCACCAGGCGGGATGTGTAATCTTTGAGAGTGGGTATTTCTGACGGGCTCAGTTCCGGCTTGCGCTTGCTGCGTGTCGGTACTTTGTAGATGCCGCCATTCATGACGCGATTGATGAGGTTAGCCATGCTGCTCACCCCACTGCTTCGCCCATTCGATTTCGAGGCGGGATTTCTCGCTGAACCTCACGCCCTTCTGCGTGCCGAACCAGTAGATAGCTTCAATGACTTCAACCATCTGCCGAACGGTCATCTTGCTTGTACGCTGACCGAACATCACAATGCCACCATCCAGCCCGGGAGCCATTCGTTGCTCCTGCTTTTTGGATTTGGCGACCATCGCGGTAATGAGGTCTTTCCAGTCATCTGAGTCGTATTTATTGCCGTACCAGAGAACCTGGTCGGAGAGGTCTTTCAGCAGCGGCCATAACTTACGATTCTGCAGAAGCGTGCGGGTCATCTCTTTGATATCGATAATCAGCGGGCGCTTAGCATCCACCGGAAGTTCCCGGATGAAGTTGATGGCGTTCTGTTTGACGGTGTCGTTAACTAGGTGGAATTGCTGTTTCATACGCCACCTCCGGGAGGTAACGCAGAATGCAGAAAATCGCAGGTGCATTTCTGCATCTGTGACAATTTGATGTATTCAGATTGTGGTCGCATATAATTTCCCAATCATATGCGCAGACCCCATCGCCGGGCGTTCACTCCGACGACAGGGTAATTATACCACTAGTTTTGAAAACGAGTTATCAAAGTTGCTTGATGTTGCGGATTGCATCGACTGGGTTAGGCATCTCGCCTCTCCTTTGGCGGAGCATCCAGCATGACTCTTCCCATACGGCGGGCGCATGCCAGTCGAACCTTGCGAGCCGCCTTCTCAATCGCCATGGCTGGCTTGCCGACTAATTTGCAGAAAATTAGGTTAGGGAGCATTACAGTGAGTACGTAGCGATTGAATGTCACGACTTCACCTCCTGCTGCGGTGCTGCTGGCAGTGGCATCCAGTGGGTTATTTTTCCAGGAACAGCGTCATACTTGTGCCATTCCTTCCAGTTATCACCATCCCACCAACCTTTCCCGGTATCGACTCCGTTAGATGTGATTACATCTACCATTCCTTCCGGCATCCGCTCACTGCAAGCCACCCAAGCATCCTGAATCACCGGAGAGTTGCCAGCCTCCTTGATATGCAGTCGCGGTTCTCCGTCCTTCGGCTCAGGCCACAGGCGCGCCATGTTCACCTTCAGCTTTTCTTCCATCGCTGCTGTGATTTCACCATCGCAGATACCAGCGCGCCGCTGGGCGTCCCATAACAGGAACTGCATATCAGCCCACTCGCTGAGGTCGTCAGGTTCTGCTGCGGCTTCCAGCGCCTCTTTCGACAGGTGCTTAAGTGGACCAACAGGGCCAACATTTCCGAACGTGGTATCAGACCATTCAGCATGGCGCCGCCGGATTAAATTGCGCAGTTGAAGCGATGAGCCTTTCTCCTCTGGCAACTCATCACGATTACTTACAGGCTGGCTCCCCTGAAGCATGGCGGCACGGCTATTAAATCTGTTGAGGCATACGTTACGCAGAGGCTGCAAACATTCCGCCGCCGTCATTGCGTCAAGAATAGCGGGATCATCAGGAAGCAGATCGTCGCCGGTATTGGTGAAATCAAAATCAGCGCCGCATTCAGAGTTTGTACACTGGATGTGGTGGCAAGCGTGGTCATCTTCTGGATCCGCGCTGTTTTCTCCGCACCATTTCACTGGTGAGTTGCAGAACGGGAAAGGACGGAAGTCAGTCATATCCGGCATTCTCTGCGCTGGCGGGGTAGCGTACAGGGGAATAACCGCATCACCCATTGGTTCGGATAAGCACGTCAGGTGAAGTTCACCATGCTTAGCGTAAGCAAGCGTTTCCTCTGCAGCGTAAAGAACAGGCTCAGCCGCCAGCGATGCCAGCGCGATACGCGCCAGTTCTTCAGCTTCTTCTGCTGGCAGCACAACGTTGCTACCCGGTCCGTATGTTTCGCGCCACTGCTGTATTTTTAGCAGGCGTTCTCTGGTAATAGTGTTCATGGGTTGTCCCTCCCATCCGTGAGTGGTCTTGCAGTGTAAATAATCCGCCTTTCGCTTTCCGGCAAATATTGGTACGTACCAAATTCAATGTCTGCCCAATACTCTAATTCCCTCTTGCCGATAAACTGAAACCTCCTCTCTTGGTATGTCGGGTTACTATTTGCAAGGACAAACTTCAACACTTCATAACCATTTTTTCTCGCAATATCAGCGTGTTCCTTGTTCTCAGTAAAATGATGTTCTGAGCTATCTGGACTGCCAATGCGATACACAACGGATGTAATTCCCCCGTTCATGCTCATTCCCCCTTACCGATGCCAGCGGCGCGGTCGATTACTGCCTGTGCATCAGAGATTTCATGGTTGTAGCCTTCCGTATCATCAGCGATGCCATATAGCCATCCGGTTTTCAGACCGCTCAGGAAACATTTGTCGCGGGCAATTTCCAGTTCTGCCATGCGCCGATTAAGGGTTTTGATGGCACGGGTACCATCCTCCAGTTGATCACGCAGCACCCAATCACCCATAGCAATAAGCTTTTCATTGGTTGCTGGGGTTTCTACAGGGAGATAGGAGAACAACAAGCGACGCTTAACCAGGTCAACAAGACGCTCGTCGTTGCTTTCACTGAGCACATCAATAAGCCCCTCTGCATACGCGGCATTGATGCAGCCTGCCGCATTTTCAACGCTGTTTTTTAGCCCAGCATTCTCGCTTAACAGTTCGGTGATGCGCTTCTCTGCGGCTGCGAGACATTCACGCAGTTCTGACACGTTATCGTTGGCATTTCGGAGTGACGTGGTCACCTCATCAAATAGCGCAACCGCGATATTTTCCTGCTGTGTCGCCAGTTTTTCTGCGGCTTCCAGCGCTGCTATCAACTCGTCTGTATAGCTCTCTACTGCTGACGCTATAATACGAAGCTCATCGCTATGCACTTCCATAGTAAGGCGAGAAAGGCGATGCTGATTGGCGTGTTTATCGGTGCTCAGCAGCGCCTGTTTGTCGATATTGCTCATTGGGCTGCTCCTTCTGTCCGTACCGGGATGAAACGCGATGGCGACCAGTCGCAATAGGTATCCGTCTCTGTGTGTCCGAAAATGGCTTTACAGCGCCGAATATGATGGCAGTTGCCGCAATTAGAACCTTTTGGCAGACGCATTTTATCCGGGTCTGCAGGGTCATAATTCAGCACTTTGGTGGTATTGCTCATTGGGCGGACTCCTTACGAAACATCAGTATTATCAGGTCGCCTTTTGTTTCCAGTCGAACAGACCCACCAGGCTCAATCTCAGAAAGGTTGAATGCGTCATACATCTCATTAACAGCCTTCTGTCTCTTTTCCTGCTTCTTTCTGGATACCCATTGCTTAAAGGCGATACTGATAAACCATTCGCCGGCTTTAAACATGATGTATAACCATCCAATAACAGCTAAACCAGTATTCATCATTGCTGCGATGCTCATAGCGCGTCCCCCTTGCGAATCTGGGCGGCGAACTCGAAAACAGTTACACCACCTTCTTCTGAGTAATCAGCAGACGAAATATGCAGTCCATGAACAACGCTGCCGTCATCACGCTGAATGCTGCCGACCCACAACAGGCCGTCAGTAAAATCACCGTACCCGGATTCATGACCGTCACCACATTGCGAACAGATTGACTCAATATCAGATGGCTCAAGGAAAATTTGTTGAGGCACAAGCACGTAACCGTCTGGAATGGCGCTTGCCCGCACTTCAGCCAGGAAAGCGTCTGTGACTGGGGTTTTCAGTGCATCTGATGCAATATTTCCGCAATCATCAAGCAACTGTTCTGTTGGCTTCCATTCAAGGCCAAATGCGCCTCTAGCTTGTTCTGCACGGAAACCAGCACTGTAAAATTCAGCACATGACTTCAACCCCGCATTCTCCGCAGCCAGTCTTTCGCACTTAGCCTCCAGATTCTGCATTGTGATATCAGCAGAGCGGAATTCGCGCTTGGCGTTTTCTAACTGCTCCTGCAGTTGTTCGTATGTCGGTTTCATGCCCCTACCCTCCCGTAAACCATCATCAGGCGCTGATGCGCTTCGCTTTTCATGAACTCTGCAACCACTCCGTTTTTATCCGGGTTGTAGGGTATGAACATCTTCGGATCGTCTTTGTCAGCCGGCGCCTTAGCGATGCCTTTGGCTTGCTGGCCAGCCGCATTTGCCTCGACTGCTCGACGGGAAATCGCTTCCCTGCCGCCGTGATCGAGCCAGGTCTGATGATCAGCTTCGCTGGCGAATACACCGATGCCGGATACACTACGCAGCATGCCGAGTCTTCTCAGCGCTTTAGCTTCCTCGTAGTAACGGGAGCGACCGATACTCAAATCGCGGATCATGTCCGCTACGCTGACTGGCTGATTGGCTTTCACGTAGCTGACGATGCGTTGTTTTATGCTGTCCATCTCACACCATCCCGTTATTTTTCATGCGGTCGTATTTGGCTTTCAGAAGCTGTGCCGGTGTTGGCCCCTGTTCTGTTTTCGGGGCGGCCAGAGCGCGGCGAACAGGGGGGACCGGATGCCCCTCATCGGCACGTTTCTCCCAGTACGCCAACACCTCGCAAGCGACAACTTTCAGTTCTTTCTCGCTGAGCTGACCGTCTGTGCTGCGGCGACGTAACTCCAGGCAAATGTGGTACATGACCGGTTGTGACCAGGGATATTTCTCGCTGCTTGTGTACTTGAAGACGAGCCGCTGCCATTGCTTAAACTCAGCCATTACGTCATCAACACTCACGCCAAACGGCCGCATTTCTTGTTTGCACCAGGCGACGAACTGACCAGGAGATGGCAGGAACGGTTTTGCCTGTCGGCGTGCAACACGCATACCAGCGTCGACTTGTTCCATGGTGGTGACACCGTTCTCGGCAAAGGCCATGACCCACTGGCGGCGAATTTCGTCCATATCGGTTTGATCGCGCCCAGCCAGTGCCGCCGGGAACGCCGCGAGTAGCTGTGTGAACACACCGTTGATGATCTGCGCCACCTGCTCAACAGGTGATTTTTCTCCGTACTGTTCCGGAAGATTGTTCGCAATTCGGCGCATCTGCTCACGGTCGAAATTGTGCATCTGCTCTGCAATTGGCTTCATATTTTCACCCCGTGAATCCAGTCAGTGTTGGTCAGGTCAACCTTTGGTTTTCCGGTGCTAACTGAGCCTGTTCCGGTTTCTGCGCGCTCCATAGTCAGCCTGTCCCACTGCTTGCGCAGACTGGCTGGACACATGACGTTTTTGTGCCAGAAATGGTGTTTACTGGCCCAGTCGTACAGGTCGCAAATTTCACGATGTGTACGCCCGTCGATCTGGTTCGTCAGGCGAATATCATTCGACCAGGCTCTCAGGTCAGGTTCTTTGCAGGACGGGTTGATTTTCTTCACGCGTACAGCGATCCACTCGGCAGCCTTCAGGTCGTCAGCGGTTCCCCACCTGGCACCTGACGGTGTGTAAATCACCGCTTCAGGATGAGCAGATAAAAATTTCTTCAGACGGGCGTCGGTGAATTCGCGAGAATTCTTCGACGAAGATCTTTTAATGTTTTTATTCTTGTTATTACCTTCTTGTTCATGATGTGCGGGGAATTGTGCGGCCTTATGTGCGGCATACCCATCAGAACCCGCGCCACTACTGGCTTCGTCATGTGCGCCTGTATGTGCGGCTTTATGTGCGGGTAAATCGTCCATTTTTTGAGCATATTCAGCATAATTTGTGATAGTGATCACCCTGCCTTTTCGCTTCTCTCCAGTGATGGTGATCATCCCTTCGCGGACAAAAACAGACAGCATTCGCTCAACAGAATCCCTGCTTGTTGGCACTCCGTTTCTGTCGCAAAGCTGAAGGCCTAAATCGGCTGCAGTTACTACCAGTTGACCGGTATGCAGAGGCCATTCACGCCCCTTAAATGAGGCAATGTAGGGTTGTCTGGCTGCGCTCATAAGCAGGTTCTCCCACAGAGTGCGAAGATAAACATCCTTCGCCCATGGCTGCTTAAGCACGCTCCGGTACAACGGGATGTAACCAGACTTCTGGTTTTCCATCCTGTTGCTCCTGAGTTGCCTTGCGGCGTTTAAGTCATAGACGGTCGCCATTGTCATGCTGCACGCTCCTTAACCTGCTGAGCGGCCCATAACCCGGCGATCCACTGGATGCCTTTAGGTGTGAATTTGTTCTGAGTAAACGCATGGCCGTTAAACTGGTTTTCACCTGTCTTCACAGTGAACCGACCTGCGTCAATGTGCTGCGCGTACGGCGTCAACTTCCCGGCCAGCAGATACATGATTTCGTTATCCAGCAGGAACTGGCGAAAGAGGTTTTCTTTGATGTGCAGAAGTTTGCAGGTCTCGCGAAATCCGAGCGAACCCGACGCATTAACGTAGCTGTCAACGAACTGAACCTTCGGCGCCGCAATGGAAAGTTGATTCTCAAGCTGAAGCTTTTCTTCAGCCAAATCTGCAGCCAGGCGCAGTGCTTCAGGCAGTGTCTGCGGAAGCAGAGGGCGAGATTGCTCTTCAAGTTCGTGGAGGCGACGTATCACTCTCATGCGAAGCTGAGCACTGTAGCCGGTTACCAGGCATTCGGTATGCTCACGGTCAAGAGCATATTCACGGTATTCCTGACCGTTCTGGGGGTGTACGAAGTTTTGCGCACACCCAATAACGTCTTCACCGAGTTGCTCAAACATGCGTTCTATATCGCGCATCACATCGAAATGACGCTTATCAGTAAGATCCGCGATTTCACGGCTTGTCATCTTCAGGATATTGCCCGTATTGATTATTCCTGACATACTTACCTCGTTAGTGTTGTTGACATAACACAGTGTTTTGAGAGCCGTAGCTGCTACCAACAGCGCGGCTTTCGCCTTTCTTGATACTTCCCATCACATAACCCCAAGCATCGAAGTGACCATGGCCATCAGAGGCGCAGTCAGGTCCGGGTCAACACGGAACATCTCTACGATCCCCTCACTAAGTTCCTTCAGCTTTTGATGGCGCGGAGCATTCATCGCAACGGCCACCTTCGCCTCGCTCGTTTCCCTCTCAAGGCGCGCTAAACGGGACATGAAGCTGTCTTCTGGCAGCAGACGGGGACGATACTCCAGCGGAAGAACGGCCATGATTGCAGGCGCCAACTGGCGAATGTTGTTGGCGGCGTATTCGGTATCGCCATCAATCCAACGAAAAACCTTCTGCATCTGGCGGTGCGAGTCAGTCGGGATATCCAGACCGTCGCCGCCGGTTGTCCGCCACTCTTCCACAATCAGCGCTGCGACAAATTCACGGCTGCGGCAATCAGCAGCCCAGGCGCGAACAGCTGCGCGGATCCCATCGATGTTTAACGCCGTGGAACCAGGTTCCCGGCGATTCTGGTAAATCATCGCCGTTGGCGAAAATTTGTTACCTTGTTGATACGCAAGTGAATGCATTGCTTTCCCTTTCGTGGTTAGGGCCGCCGGTCAGGCGGCATGGGAACCATGTTTAATTCGGTCAGGGTTTGCGGCCTGAAGCAGCCACTCTGCCGTAAACTGCCCTTTTGATGCGTCAGCCAAAAGCTGTGAATAATTGGTTTTCTCTGTGTACTCAGTACGAGGCAATGCCGCGTTCTTTACCCACTTGTGAATAGCAACATTCGACAGACCGCATAGGCGTGCTGCTGCGGTTTGTCCGCCTACAGCTTCGATTGCAAATTGCATTGGGTTCATAGTGTTTTCCGTTAACTATATTAACTACGAGTTAAGGTTATATCTTAACTGACAGTTATGTCAACTCTAATTGATAATTAACACATGGTTAAAAAAGACGATTTAAAAGAAGAATTTTCAAAGAGACTCCGCGCTGCATTACTTGATGCTGGCGTGGGAGGTCGTGGGCAGGCTGGCAGGATCAGAGAGGCTATGAAGTCACAAGGGATTACCGTATCTGAGCCAGGGATCTGGAAGTGGCTTAACGCATCAGCAATACCAGACCAAACCAATATATTGGCCCTTAGTCGCTGGCTTGGAGTTCGTCCTGAGTGGCTGGAATACGGCAGAAATGATCCCGACAATGAACAGCACAAAGAATCCTCTATTCCACCAGAATCAGAATGGGGAACCATTGAGGTATGGGACAGTAACACTCCGTTAGGTAACGATGAGGTTGAAGTTCCGTTCCTGAAAGATATTGAGTTCGCCTGTGGAGACGGAAGAATTCATAGCGAAGATCATAACGGTTTCAAATTACGGTTCTCAAAGGCTACTCTTCGGCGCATTGGTGCCAACAGCGATGGGTCAGGCGTTTTGTGCTTCCCGGCAACGGGAGACAGCATGGAACCGGTTATTCCTGACGGCACTACAGTAGCGGTGGATACGAACAACAAACGTGTTGTTGACGGAAAACTCTATGCCATTGGCCAGGCTGATGGCGGAAACAACCAGTTAAAACGCATTAAGCTGTTATACCGCAAACCTGGTGGCAAGCTGATCATTCGCAGCTACAACAGCGCCGCATACCCGGATGAAGAAGCTGACATTGATGATGTTGAGATAATCGGCCGCCTCTTCTGGTACTCGGTTTTGCTGTAGCAGTGGCCTAATGAGACGTTTGGGTGATTTTCTGTTTGTTTTTTAGGCTATCAATCTCTGGCTTGTGGATAAGTTGGAAGGTATTCGCTGCTAATGTGTTGACATTTACAAATTATAGGTATTTTTGGGTTGTCTAAAATTACCTATAGGGTAAACTTCACTTAAGCTCCTACATGAGAGCTTCTGAGGAGAGATAAAATGAAAACCTTACGTTGCATGGCCTACCAGCAGAACGGTGTTTACGTAGCTGCATGTTTAGACCTGTCATTGGCAGCGCAAGCAGACACTATGCAGGAAGCCGTAAACAAACTGGATGAACAGATTAAAGATTTTTTCACTGAAGCGCTATCAGAGCCGGAATATGCAAAACGACTACTAAGTCGGAAAGCACCTTTATCTATGTGGCTTAAGTATTGGGTGATTGCATTTCAGGTTTTTGTCAGAAAACGAGGTGAAGCAAAACTCTTTGCTGAGCCTTGTGATGCTCATGCTTAGGGTTACATTACATGTTCTTGAAAAAACTTACCCCTTTGAAATACGACGAGGTAATCAGGGGGCTTAAGAAAATGGGGTTTGAAATAAAACCCAAAACAGGAACCTCTCACGAACAGTGGGTTCTCAAGAACAGTAAAGGGAAATGGGTGGTTACAGTTGATAAGCATCACGCCCCATTCTCCAGAGATTTAATAAAATCCATGGCTAAGCAAGCTGGACTGAAAGATCGTCACTTTCATGCGTTATGCAGAGGTGACGCAACGCTTGAGGATATAGGATTCCAAATCATTAGCTAAGACCCGGCCACCGCGCCGGGTTTTTATTTGAACAATTAATTCATAATGTTAAGATGTTTCCGATTGCAATCAACGGAAACCAACAATGAAAAAAATAGCTCTGGCAGTGGCTTTGGCAGTAACCTTGGCAGGATGTGCATCTTCAGGTAACCAGCAACTGAAAAATGAAACTGAAACAAGCGTCCAGTCGAAAATCCAGGAAGGGAAAACCACCAAAGCTGAAGTGAAGTCCGTCTTCGGATCTCCTGACGCTGTGTCTTACACAGATGGCGGTAACGAAATCTGGAAGTACGCCTTCGCCAAAGTTAAAGTTAACGGAACTTCCTTCATCCCCTTTTATGGTCTTTTCCATAACGGAACAAACGGCACCAAAAAAGAGTTGACCATCCTCTTTAAAGACGACAAGGTGCAGAAATACACCATGGCTGAATCAGCGATCAACACTAAATCGGGTTGGGCTGATTAATCATACCAATAGATGCCCGGCCCCGTGCCGGGTTCTTTATCAACTACCCTTTCGGCAGAGACAGAATGTCAATTGCCAACTCTACAGCCAAGTCCACATCCTCCTCCTGCCATAGCACCTGGATCATCTCAATCAAAGCATCTCTTGACGGCTCGCGCTGTTCGACCAACACCTGCATAACCGCCGTACCCAACACCTCAATCACCTGCGGGTGCATTTCCGCAAAAAATCTTTCTTCGTTCGACATATCCAAGCCCTAATTGATGTTTTTTGCAGCATATCACTTTACGGGAAATCTTATAACAGAACTAAATTAACCAATAAATCATAACCTTAATAACTATCACCAAAATAATTAACCATTGGTTATTGACTGAAAATAACCACTAGTTAATAATCAACTCATCGAAACGAAACATCGACAGCTGAGCGAAGTTGGCCAGCGGCGGACAGCAAGTCGCCTGCTCATTAAGAATTCAGTCAAGCAGCAAATCACCCGGAGCGCTCCTGGCAAATTGAACAGAGCGCCCAATAGGATTGAGGCAGGTGTGTAACGCGTGGCGGGTATAGCACACGAAGAGGACTCCGCACCGGAATGGTTTGCTGCTCAGTTCCCGAACATCGGGGAATCTTTACCAGCAGCTCTTCACCGAGGGGCTGACGGTAAATAAACAGAGAGGTGGGTATGAGTAAACGCCTGGATATTTTGAAAGCGTCTCTGGCAAAGAAAGAGGCGCGGTTTGATGAGCGGCTACAGCATCACTTTGACACCGTGGCGCAGGCAAATGGGCAGCCACTTAATGATAAGCGCAACGGACGCGCAACGCTGAATAAGTGGGATAAACAGAATGATGCACTAAGGGCTTTGCAGGACAGTATTCAGCGCACCAAGGACGCTATCGATCGTGAAGAAACAAAGATTGCTCTCGTAAGCCTAGTTGAACTGCCAGCATATCTTCAGCAGGCGATTGATGATGGCCTTATCACACAATGGCGAAAGCATCCTCGATTCTTCTTCGTGGTTGGCGTCAGCGGCGGGCGTATCGTTCTGAATGAAGATACCGGAACTATCGGGCATCGCTATCTGAACAAGGTATCAAAAGCCGAATACCCCGCGTTCCGGGATGTTTTCAACAAACTGAATCGGCAATGCCGAGAATTAAACCAGGTCGCATAACAGCGGCCTTTTTTACGCCCGTCAGCGGGTAACTACAGAGGGTAAGGCGATGGCATGTAAGTGTTTTACAGAAGTTAAGGAAAGGATGGTAGAGCGCGTTAAAGAGGCGATTGGTGACAGCGTCCATTCGATGGATGAGTGTGATTTTGGTAACCGCGTTTGGGTTCTCGAAAAAGGCGACTATTGCCAGGTAATGCTCCCGTTCAACGTGCGATATCGCAAGCGCAAGAAAAACGGAGATCCAGAGCAGCGCCTAACAAACGCTGACACCAAACTCGCAATCAACTACTGCCCATTCTGCGGGACGAAGTTCGAAGGTAAAGCCGCATAACCTGAATCATCATTTGTAATTGCAGAGGGCAGTGGCATGGGAGGAGCTAACCAACTTCCTAATCGTGAGCAACTAAATGAAATCCTTAGTTATGACCCAACTTCAGGCAAGTTTACATGGAAGGTAAGTAGGGGAAAGGTTAGATCTGGACAGCCAGCCGGAAGTGTTAACTCTCAGGGTTATATTCTAATAAAAATCCACGGAAAAAACCTCAGAGCACACCGAATCGCTTTCTTCATGGTTTATGGAGAACAGCCCCGAGTTGTTGATCATATTGATGGAGATATTTTGAACAACCGCATAGCCAACCTAAGAGCGGCCTCACTGAAGGAGAATCAACAAAACAGGAAAAGTAAACAAGGTAGCAGCTCAAAGTTCATTGGTGTTAGGTGGAAAAAACAGTGCTCAAAGTGGAATGCAGAAATAACCATAAGAGGTAAAAAGAAGCACATCGGTTACTTCGATTCAGAAGAGGAGGCAGCAAAAGCATATGACAGAGAAGCTCTTCTACTAAACAAAAACTTCGCACGATTGAATTTCCCAATGAGCCGCTAACCAGCGGCTTTTTCATACCTGGAGTCATTTACGAGTGGCTCAAGTTATGACAACCGGCGGCCATCCACCGCCAGATATTGCGCAACCCCATTATTAACGTTCCGTTCGCCGCGATAAGGCCAAGAGGATTTATGACAATTGATTTTGAAGTGAAAGCTACAGGTATTGATGTTTCAACAAGTGGTTACCGCGACCACGTCAATTTAGAAGTTCGTGGCGTGGAACTCTCAGACCTTGTCTCTGAAATTGAAGGGAAAGCGCTCTTTCAGGAAATCGATCTTGATGACTACATAGACTGGGCTGAGGCCGCTGGTCACATCGAAGACATTCTTGAACGGCTTGATGTAGATGAAGTTATCGCATGGTTGCGCAGCAACGGGCACCTGGAGACTGAATCATGACAGTCACCCACAACGGCAAGCAGTACACCGCCAAAAAGCTCAACGATAACGAGTGGCAACTGACGTCGATATCGGCACCGCGGGAAAAACTGGTGCTGAACAGCTGGCAGATGCATATCGCTGGCCTCCTGGAACAGGTTGAGGTGAAGGTATGATTTCCCACTACGGCACTACCCCGCTCATTCGCCAGTGTGTAATGCCTGGCATGATGGCATTGCATGAAGGCCGAACCTATCGCGTCTCAGCAGTCATTCAGGAGCGCAAATGGGTTTACCTGCACACCGATGCAGAAATCATCCGCCTCAGTGACTGTGTGATTGACGTCCTCCTGGACGGTCACGGCAACCCTATCCAGCACTAACCACCCTATTCAACCGATCGGCCTGGCTTTCTGCGGGCGGGATCTGCACATCCAAATTTCAGGAGTTCAGCCATGAACGCATACCTCACTTACGACCGCATCGAAGATCGGCGCTGGGTTGAGCAGCAGCTCGACGACGAGAAAGAGAAGTGGATCGACGACCGGGCTAAAGAACTGATCGCCATGTTCCCTAAAGACCCACTTTCAATGCGCTCCCTCTTCCTTCCAGCGGCAGCCACTCTGGCGCTAACCGGTGATAAAGCAGTTGAGCATTACAACGACTATATCAATCGCCTTTGCTACGACCGTGCAGAAGAAGAGTGGGATCGCCTTCATCCAACCTGCCCGTTTTAAGGAGTGATTATGAGATTCGATCTGATTCAGTTCGTTAAGGAGCAGGAGCCGCTATTTGTCGGTGCCCTTACCGACCAGTCTCTGACATGGGCAAAGGAATGCCAGTTCGCTATCCAGTTATTCCAGCGCAATCAAAAACTAGCAGAAACGGCGATTGCCAACCCCGCCAGCGCCCAGAACGCGATCATCAACGTTGCAGCGGTCGGCATAAGCCTGAACCCTGCCAGCAAACTGGCTTATCTGGTCCCGCGCGACGGTATGGTCTGCCTCGATATCAGCTATATGGGCCTTCTGCACATCGCCCAGTCGGCTGGCGTCATCAAGTGGGGGCAGTGCAAGCTAGTTCATGCTAGCGACGACTACGAAACACTGGGTCTCGATAAGGCGCCAGCTCATAAATACAACCCGTTTGCCACACCTGACGCTCGCGGCGCCGTTATCGGTGGCTACTGCACAGTTAAAACCGCTGATGGCGACTATCTCACTGAAGAGATGAGTCTCGCTGAGATAGAAGAAATCAGGAAAGTGAGCAAAGCGGGAACATCACCAAAAGGCCCATGGGTCAACTTCTGGTCTGAGATGGCCAGGAAGACGATCGTCAAAAGAGCATATAAATACTGGCCGCGTGCTGACCGTCTGGATAATGCCGTCGATGTGCTCAACGAGAGCGAAGGGATATACACCGAGCCAGTTATGCCCTACACCCCTGAAAGCGAGATCATTCAGTCAGAAGAAAACGCAAAACAGGAATTTACCAACACCATCCAGTCGCTGTGTGAAGACATGAAGCAGGCGAAAAATATGCATGCTCTCAAAACCCACTTCCAGGCAGCTTACAAAATGACCGTCGGAATGCAGCTTCAACAAGAGGTGCAGGCCGTCTACGCCAAGTGCAAAGCAAAATTCGAAGAGGTTACGCAATGACAGCTCTTTACCAGATCGCCAATGACTTCGCCAAGCTGACTGATTCAGGCATGGAGCCTGAAATGATCGCCGACACTCTCGATTGTATTGAGTGGGAACTGGAAGCAAAGGTCGAGCAGATCCTCGCCGTCTGCAAAAACGAATCTGCTTATGCCGAGGCGCTGAAAGAAGAAAGCAAGCGACTTGCAGAGCGCGCAAAAGCTGCTGAGAACCGCGTGGCAAGTATGAAGGATTATGTTGCCACATCACTGGAAACAGCCGGCAAAAAATCCCTTAAAGCTGGCATTCATCAGGTAACGGTTCGCGCGCCGTCTAAGTCAGTAGAGATTACTGATGCCAGCGCGCTTCCTCCTGAGTTTGTCGAATACGAGACGAACATCAAACCTGACAAGCTAGCTATAAAACATCAAATTGAGGCTGGCGTAGTGATCCCCGGCGCGCAAATCAAGCTCGGAAAACCTTCCTTGATCATCAAATAGTGGAGGAGTGCTCAATGCGATGTGAACGTTGGCAACCCTTTGAAAACCTGTTCCTGCATGAGGTTGGGGCAAAGATGCCCCGCTCAGAAATAGCAGAAAAGCTTGAGCGCTCCGAATCGGCAATCACTCGCCAGGCATCACGTATCGGCGCACCACTTATCAGCAGGATGACCGGCAGACGCTGGACTAAAGCCGAGTTATTCCTTCTCCGTCGTTTCACTCCGGAAGAAGTCGCCACAGCAACCGGGCGCTCCATCTACTCCATACGCAGCAAATTACAGTCTCTGACCAGAGCGTCAGGAGGAAAAGTCATGCCTGAATGGACAGCAGAAGAAATTGCATACCTGTGGCGCCACACAAACGCAGAAGTCTCTGAGATGACTGGTCGGAGTATCGAAGAGGTCGGAGATAAGCGTCTACAGGTGAATATCGAGCGGAATAGCTGGAATAAATTCGATCCGGAGCGTGCATCATGAGATATGGAAGCGTGTGCAGCGGTATCGAAGCTGCCAGTAAAGCGTGGGAACCTCTCGGCTGGAAACCTGCCTGGTTCTCTGAAATCGAACCATTCCCTTCCGCAGTCCTCGCCCATCACTGGCCGGAAGTAACCAACCTCGGCGACATGACCAAAATCGCCGATGCGGTGCGCGCTGGTGAAGTAGAAGCGCCTGATGTTCTGGTCGGTGGTACGCCTTGCCAGGCATTCAGTATCGCCGGCTTACGTGAAGGCCTGTCTGATGACCGCGGCCAGTTAACCCTCTCTTACGTGGAATTAGCCAATGCAATCGACGCAAAGCGCCGCGAACGCGGTGAGCCAGAAGCAATCATCGTCTGGGAAAACGTCCCCGGCGTGCTCAGCAGCAAAGACAATGCCTTCGGGTGCTTTCTGGCAGGACTTGCCGGAGAAAGCAGTGAATTGCAGCCAGCAGGGGGAAAATGGACGCACGCAGGTTGTGTGTCTGGACCAGAAAGGGTTATCGCCTGGCGCGTCCTTGATGCTCAATTTTTCGGAGTGGCCCAACGACGCAAGCGTGTGTTCGTTGTCGCAAGTGCTCGAGCAGGATTCGATCCCGCAGAAGTACTTTTTGAGTTCGACGGCATGCGCCGGGATACTCCGCCGAGCCGAAGCACGGGGAAGGCTGTTGCCGCCCTTACTGCGCGAGGCGTTGGAACGTGTGGTGCAGACGACAATCAGGCACAAGCTGGACACCTGATTGCTTTTGGCGGTGGCAATACTGCCGGTCAGATTGATGTGGCGACAGCCTGCACCGCGCATGGGATCAGGTTGGATTTTGATACTGAGACTTTCGCAGTGCACGGTACGCAGGATCCTGACACCAACCGAGAACTGGCGCATACACTTGGTCGTAACAACGGACAGGAAAACGCCTGCATCGCATTTAGCTACAAAGATAATGGGGCTGATGCGACGTCGGATCTGTCACCAACGATTCGCGCAGGCAACCACGATAAAAGCCATGCTAACAGCGGTCAACCTCCAGCCATCTGCATCCAACATGCTTCTATCGGTCGTCACGATGCAGCTGGCCCTCAGGGTAAAGGTTATCAGGAAGATGTGGCTTTCACTCAGGATTCGCGCTCATCCGCTGACGTCGTTCAATACGGTATGCAGGTTCGCCGTCTAACACCGATTGAGTGCGAGCGCCTTCAGGGCTTTCCTGACAATCACACTCTGATCGGCTGGCGCGGGAAGGATGCTGATGAATGCCCGGACGGGCCACGTTATAAAGCTATCGGCAATAGCATGGCAGTACCGGTTATGCGCTGGATTGGTGAGCGCATCGCCGCAGCGCTGCCAGCAGAGAAGTTGCATGGTGATTATGGCGGGAGTAAAACACCGCTCGACCAGCGAGACCTCTGGCGAACTCCTCCCGCCCTCTTCGCCTCCCTTGATGCTGAGTTTTGCTTTCAAATGGATGCCGCCGCGGCGCCGCATAACGCACTATGCCGGAAGTTCATCACCGCCGAGCAGAACACGCTGGAAACGTCATGGAATGATTACCTGAATGCGCCTGGCTACGTTTGGCTGAACCCGCCGTACAGCGACATCACGCCATTCGTGAAGAAGGCCGCAGCCGAGAGCGCCAATCAGATCGGTACGGTCATGCTGGTACCTGCTGACACTTCGGTTGGCTGGTTCAAAGAGGCTATTCAGACTGCAAGCGAAGTGCGCTTCATCACCGCCGGACGGCTGGCATTTATCAACCCGGTCACCGGTAAGCCAGTAAGCGGCAATAGCAAAGGATCCATCCTGATTATTTGGCGGCCATACCCCCGCACGCATTGTGAGTTCACTACGGTTGAGCGAGATGTGTTGATGGAGTTTGGTAAAAAGCTACTAGCTAGGCGGGAGGCTGCATGACCGAAGGTATTGATCAGCTTATTTATAACGACGAGTTTCCCGGGCTTGCGTACAACAAATTTACCGGCCAGTTCTTTGGAAGAAAAAGTGGAAACCCGATCGGCAGGATGCACAACAAGGGTTACTGGCGAATAGCTTGCGGCAAGAAGTGCTATCTCGCCCATCGGCTGGCTTGGTTCTTCTGTTATGGGGTTTGGCCCAAAGAGATTGACCATATCGACAATAACAAGCTCAACAACTCCATCGGCAACCTACGTGAAGTCACCCACCAACTTAATCAATTAAATATGCCACTGCGCAGTAATAACACGAGCGGTGTGAAAGGGGTTAATTGGGATAAGCATCGTAAGCGGTGGCGCGCCAGGGTGATTATTAACGGCAAGTATTTCACTGCCGGACACTTCAAGGAAATTGCAGATGCCGAGGTGGCAATCAGGGCACTCCGCGAGCAAGTCCATGGAGAATTTGCAAATCATGGGGGCAAGTCATGACGCCAGAAAAAGACAACGCCATCCGCGCCGCCTGCCGCCGTTGCACCGAGGAAATCCAGCAGGCCATGCGCAAGAAGCCAAAGCCTAACTGGAACGAAACTGTGCCTCCCATCATCAACAAGCATCACAAGAAAATTGAAGCTCTGGGAGTTAGCCTCCTGGAGTTCGTCGTATACACAGGGCGGCTTAATCGCCGCTTCGGAGTGGAATCGTGAAAGTTTATATTGCCGGTCCCATGAGTGGGCTACCTGATTTTAACCGCGCCGCTTTCAACCATGCGCATGTTTTCCTCGGGTCGAAAGGTCATGTGGTCCTTAATCCCGCACTGCTCCCGGATGGATTAACTCAGGCGGAGTATATGGACATCTGCCTATCAATGCTTCGCTGTGCTGATGCTGTTTTCATGCTGCGTGGCTGGGAAAAATCTGCAGGCGCCCGCGCGGAGAATGCCCTGGCCGAGAAGCTGGAAATGGAAATTATCTTCCAGGAAGAGGATCGCGCCGCATGAACAGAGCCTCACCAGTTGATTTGAGAAAAAGCCTCGAAATTGCCAACCACCTCGCACACATCGGTATTCGCTTTGTGCCGATCCCGGTGGCTACCGAGGAGGCATTCCAGACGCTGACCGCCGAGTTATCGCGACGGCTTGAGCAGATTGCAGTCGAAGCCGAGAAGAATGAAGGCGGTGCCGCATGAAATCGTTAATCACCCGGGAGTTTAAGGCTCCCTTTTTATTGCTGGCGTTCACCTTCAACCGAATTAACCGACAGTTCCGGGAGCATTGATTATGGCCGACATCATCGACACCGCAGCAGAGATTGAAGAGCTTCAGCGTAACGCTGCCCTTTCCGCTCACCGCATCGACAGCAACGCCGTATCAGCTGAGTATTGCAGTGAATGTGGCGAGGATATCCCGGCGCCGCGGCGCGCTGCCGTTCCCGGCTGCCAGACATGCGCGGAATGTCGAGCTAAAGAAAAAACAGAGGGGAATGTGATGGATTACAGCAAGCTGAGTGATAAGGAAGTTAATCGAAAGATTCAGATAGCTTCAAATCTAATTGGCTCAATGACGGGGAAAGGCGTCTTAATTGTCAGGAATGGAAAGTGGGAATTCTTCGACCCATGCAATAACCCAGCAGATGCATGGCCGATCATCGCTGAAAACAAAATCAGCATTTACGCAATGAGTGAGGCTGATACACGTGGAAAATGGGGATCTGAAGCATTTTACCCCAGTGAAGCATATCACTTTAACGATAACCCACTCCGTGCCGCAATGATTGTATTCCTCATGATTCAGGACTCAGCCAATGTTCAGGATAATCCAGCCTAATACCTGGTACGCCGATCCCCACGGCGCGCCCTGCAAAATCCTCCGCTCTACCCACGAAGTCATCCACTACATCCGCAAAGGTCGCACCTGCATCGCCAGCGTGGGCCGCTTTAATCAGGATTTCGAACCGCTGACCAAAGCACAGGCCGAGCGGATAGCAGAAGAAATCGAAACAGCAGCGCACATCGAAAAATTAAGGAGCATGAGGCGTGATCGGAATACTCAAGCCGGTACCGGAGTCTCAGTGGCCGGTACGATGCCACGACCCCAAACGGAGCAACGTGTGGGCTAACTCCTACTTTCTTGTTCAGGAGTTTCAGGAAGACGCAGGCGTTATCCGACTTACGGTAAACACCACCAGCATTGGCAGTTCTGGCCGGTGGAAGGATGGCATCAGTTGGGATGCGTTGCAGGAGATCAAGTCAGCCGTAGGCTATGGCGATCGTGATGCCGTGGAGATTTACCCGCGGGATTCTGATGTGGTGAACGTGGCGAACATGCGCCACCTGTGGATTACGCCGGAGCCGATTGCCTTCGCCTGGCGCAAGTAATTTAACGCTGCGCGCCCAGCGTGCGGCATGAGGAGAGATTATGAAGGAATTACGTTTTTATGGTGCAAGCGATGACCTATTTGAGTGTGAGGGTGCCATTCGAGAGGAAATCGGCTGTTACAGCCACCCGGGAATTTATCACCTGAAATCAGCTGAGGGCGAAATGCAAGTCATCGCCACTTACACCGACAGCGGCTGTTGGTCTATCGGCATCTGCCAGATTGATGAAGATGTGCCAATCCCACAATGGGAAACATCGTTCAGCACTCACGAGAAGGGATATAGCGTTGTCCTTACTATTCAGGTTCCCGATGACACCGTTCTTGTGCAGGAAGACGAATGACGAAACTGATAGCCAGTTATGAGCTGGCTATTGGGTGCGAAAGCACTGCTCCGTTATCCCTTTTGCCCGGCCACGCGCCGGGCTTCTTTTTACCTGATTTCTATTAATCAACACGTCAACGCGGCCTCGCATATAATGCCTGGCGGCTAAGGGGTTCTCATGGCAAAGCTTCTCAACCTGCAGGAATGGGCTGCTGAGGTCTACACGACTCCACCCTCTCTTTCCACTCTGCGTCGATGGACGCGGGAGGGGCGAATTTTTCCCGCGCCGGAGCTGCACGGGAAGGAGTATAAGGTTCAGCCTGACGCTATCTACGTGGATCCGCGTAAGAATAACCTGCGCGCTAAACCGAAACACACCAAACTGCCGTCCGGCGGCACCTTACTGGAGAGACTGACTCATGGCGAAAAGGCCAGTACGTTACGACGCTAACCTGCCCCGTAACCTGACCTATCGTAAAAGAGACAGACTTTACAGCTGGCGCAATCCGGTGACCGGGCAGGAGATTTCTCTTGGCCGGATTGATCGCAAGGACGCCGTTTCCCAGGCCATTGAGGCGAACAACTACATCGACCAGAATTACCTCCCGTCTTCTCTCCTGGACCGCATAAAAGACGTGCCCACGTTCACCGTGGCTGCATGGCTGGATCGATACGAGGTAATTCTTGAGCGGCGCGAGCTGAAACCAAACACGATGAAGGTCAGGCGAAACCAGATCGCCACCATAAAGGAAGAATTCGGCAAAATCCCCCTTGCTTCCGTCACGACAAAGGATATCGCCTCATTTCTTGAAGCGTACATTCTCTGCGATAAAAAAAGCATGGCTTCCGGGCTGCGGTCTGTTCTGATGGATATCTTCAGGGAGGCCATTGTGGAAGGACATGTCGACAGGAACCCGGCCGAGCCGACGCGAACGCCGACGCCGAAAGTTAAGAGAGAGCGCCTGTTACTCGAACAGTTCACTGTAATCCGCCAGGCCGCGCTAACTCATTCTGAATGGGCTCCAAACGCATGCGACCTGGCACTGGTTACCGGCCAGCGGCGGGAGGATATCTCTCTGTTCAGGTTTAGCGACGTTAAAGATGGGAGGCTTTTCGTTACTCAGGAGAAAACAGGACACAAACTGGCCATCCCCTTGATTTGAGGCTGGACGTCGCCGGGCTTGTGTTGCAGGATGTCATTGATCAGTGCCGCGTGAACAACCCGTCTGACTTCATGCTTTTTTCGCCGGTTCGCCGCGGGGGAAGAAAGCCTGGCCCGCTAACTCCTGACGGACTTACCCAGGCGTTCGCAGAGATAAGGGATTCGACCGGGTTAAAATTCGGCCCTAATCCACCGCCTTTCCATGAAATCAGAAGCCTGGCAAGTAGGCTCTATGAAAAGGAGCGAGGAGAGGATTTTGCGCAACGTTTGCTCGGCCACAAAAATTTAACAATGACCAAAAAATACCTGGACGCACGCGGTGCAGAGTATGTTATGGTTTAGAAAGAATATGGAATTTTCGAGTAATTTTCGGGGGATTTCGTGTTGAGACCGAAAAAACCCTTGAGAAACAAATAGATAAAAAGAGACCGAATACGATTCCTGTATTCGGTCCAGGGAAATGGCTCTTGGGAGAGAGCCGTGCGCTAAAAGTTGGCATTAATGCAGGCTAAGTCGCCTTGCCTTTTAAGAATAGATGACGACGCCAGGTTTTCCAGTCCACGGCTTACGCGGCTGGAAAAAAACGGCGATGATCACTGGCTGAAATATAAAAACCGCAAGACACTTTACAGAAGGCTTGCGGTTTTTTATTGGAAATCAGAAAGATACTTTTGGTAACTAACAGAGTTTTTCCGCTCGTTCGATAAACGGTGCCAGGCTCATTTTTTCACCCGGTTTTGCCGGATCGTCAATCTGAATCACCGACAGGGGTTGCGCATTCGTTTTGCCGCTTGCCACCTGCTCTTGTGCAACATCGTTCAACGGATACTGTACAAGCGTGCTGGGGTTAATCACATACAGCGCGTGTCCAGGCCGACAGGTCAGCATCACCTCTTCACGATTGAACGCCCATTTATCTTTACCGATTTCAAAACGGCTCACGGTGATGACCTGCGGTGCCGCCAGCGCAACCCCTGAACTGGTCAGAAGCAGCAAAGAGAGAATCACTTTTTTCAT